GAAGTGTTTCAGCGCATCAGCTCCCGTTCGTATCTGACCATCCAGACCTTTTATACCGCTCTGCATCTGAGCAAAAATCGCGTTCACACCTGCGAGACCTTCTGTGCCAAAGATCTTCATCAAGAACGCTTTGCCCTCCGTTTCACTCATCTTCGCGAGAGTTGGTTGCAGGTCGGTCAGGATGTCGAACATGCGGCGGAAGTTGCCGTTGCTATCGGCTACCGCGACGCCTTGCGCTCGAAGAGCCTTCCCGACGTCCGGCCTGGCTAGCCGTTCCATCATGACCTTCGCGGCAGTCGCGGCGCGCTCCGTACCAGGTACTACGTTCTTGATCAAACCGAACGCGATGACTGTGTCTGTCAAGCTCTGGTTCAGAGTCTGCGCGCCCGATGCCATCGTGCCGAGCCCGAGTGCGAGATCCTTCGGCTTCACTGCGAACGCAACTGCAGACTGCATCAGTTGATCGACCATCAGACCTGCATCTTTGGTCTCGATACCGAACGCCTTCATTCCCTGCGCAGCCAAGCCGGCTGCTTCCTGCGGAGAGAGCTCGCCTAGCGATGCAGCTGCGAGGTTCAAGGATGGCTCTAGAAGCGCGATCGATTCCTTGACGTCGAAGCCTGCCTGCGAGAGCTCGTTGAGCCCCTGAACGGCTGCAGTTGGAGAGAACTGAGTCTCTTTGCCTGCCTTCATCGCAGCGGCTTCGAGAAGCTTCAACTCCGCCGAGGTCGCGTGCGTGACCGCTCCGACTTCGGCTAGGGCCATCTCGAACTTACCTGCCTTGCCGGCTAGCCCAAACGCGGCTGATAGACCGCCAACGCTGATAGCTATGCCAGCTAGGCTAGTGCCGAGCTTGCCCACCATCCCGTCGAGACCATCGATCGTCTTCCCTGCAGCTTCCTCAAGCCCTTGGAAGTTCTTATTGATGTTCTGCATCACGCCGCTAGCCATATCGGTAGCCGTGAACAGAAACCCGAGACCCATGCCGTTCAGAGCCATGCTGCCTCCGAGGTGTAACCTTGAGGATACATTCTTGAGCCGCCTCGGTTTGAGGGTACGTCTACCGCTTGCCTCTGGCTCTATTCAGAGCCTGCGCTTCGCGTCTGCGTTGCTCTCGAATCCGTACGATCGTGGGCACAATGTCAGCGTGATCAATCTCCGGAGCATCGAGCCAAGACATGTTTAGCCCGCTTCCGCCGTGCTCCAGCCAAGCCAGCTCGAACCGGAGATCTGGCCATCCGTCATCCCCGTCTTCGTTCGTGAACAGATAGGCTTCGAACGGGTTTTGAAAGTCTTCTAGAGTGGGGTCCTCAAGAAGAATTTGCTGTCCAAAGGGAGCTCTATCTCCTGACGTAACCCGCAGCCCTCCAATCCGGAGCACTCGATCTCGATCCCGGTCTCGACTCCGCAGTCGACCACATCCATCGCTCTCCGCAGTTGGGAGATGTCATCGAGATCTTGCTCGCCTAGCCAAGCGAGCACGTTCGGCACTCCCTCCACAGAGACGATTTTACCTGCGAGCCCGAGCAGCGTTCGACCTTCGACCGAAGCAGCGCCGCCTTCACGCTCGCCAGTGCGATCGGCCTTCTGCCGCGCGTTAGCATCGAGCTGCGCTGCGTACTTCACGAGCTTCGTCTGAGACCGGCCTGTCGGGAGTGCGAACTTGATCGACGTGCCGTTCAGCGTCGCATCGAACACGTTGCCGGCTAGGAAGCGTTCGGCACTCTCCTTTGGGAGCTCCTTGATCGGCAGGTCGGAGAGCTCGATCGTCCAATCGATCATCTGTCGGCAGTCACGATCGGCACAACGAACACGGAAGTCATACGTGCTCCCCGCCGTAATCTGGCGAAGGTTGATGATCGCGCTCGTACGATCTCCGACCAAAACGTCGGCCCATGCGAAGTTCGGTAGCCGCGTATAGATCGAGCGCTCGAACACTTCGAGCGTGCAGTCATCGAGCAGCTTGCTCACGGCTTCGCCGCTTGCTACGCGCTTACGGTCGCGCATCCCGTCCAAGTCTTTGCCCTTCACGCCGCGCAACTTCACACGTAGCCCGCTCGGGCATGGGAACTCCATCTCTCGTGACATGGCTTACCGTCCTTACGCGTCCAGCTAGACGCAAAGCAAAGGCTCCGACGAAAGCTGCATCGTGCGCAACTTCGCTTGTCCCGTGCTCGGACTCGATGGCATTAGGTCTGCATGGACCCTTTTCAACAACTGCTAGAGACAGCTCTCATTGGCACGCCGATACAAGTCCCGCTAGAAGCGCGCGTGCATGAGATCAGCTTCGATCCCAACGCGGTCAGCGCCATGGGCGATGCTGGCGTATTCACGATCAAGTGGAAAACTGCTTGCGCCGCAGATCCTGGAGCGTTCGACGAACCGGAGGCAGGTCAACCGAAGAAGTACTTGATAGCAGAGATCCGGCTGGCTCGTAGCGCACTAGCAGACAACCCTCTCGATATCTCGGCATTGCGCTTGGACATCGCAGAATGGTCAGGAAGAGACATCGCTGAGTTCATGGTCATCGGCGCGAACTACTGCAGGGAGAACGGCAAGTGAAACTCACGACCGCGCAGCACGATTGGCTCAGGCATGCTCGCCTGCGAGGCTACGACAAGCCCTTCACGTGCATGCCGCTTCAGTCTCTCGTCGCCCTCGAGAAGCTTGGCTTGCTCGAACGCAATCCGGGCAGTCGCGGTATCGGCACAGAATGGCGAGTCACGACCAAAGGTCTCGACCTGAAGCTAGACGGATGAGACTTCCCCTTCATCCTCACCGGCTCGTGCGTACGTACAGAGCTGGTGAGGATTTTGCCCATGCGATTAGCCAGACGAACAACAGCGAGACGACGACGTTTGCGAGAGCATCTGCATATGACCCAATCAGAGCCGGAGCTGTGGCAACTATCGTCACTCGATACTCGCTATCACTACGAATCAGCTGTGACCGAGCTTCGCCGCTTGATCGAGTCGCGACCTGCGGTAGGCACCGAAGAGCGAGATCAACTCGTAGCGCTACACCTGCTCTGCGCTCGCTACGAGTCCGAGCACCTTCCACAAAAATGAGGGCCAGTGGCTTGCTCCACTGGCCCTCCCGATGCCGCGCGCTAGCTGCCTGAGTTCAGCCGACGTTACGGCGGAGCTGAAAGTAGTCGTAGCAGAGCACGACCTGTTCGATCGTGAAGTCGTCGCTGTTGTTGTCCCATGCGCCGGCTGTGAAAGACATCGGCCAGAGACCTGACAGGAGCCAACGGCGAAGCGCTCGGTTGTCTCGATCGAACTGCACGATCGAAGCTGTGCGCTTGAACTGTGGGCTCCGCAGGCCTCCGTTGAGAGCTGCGTTCGCAGTCAGCTGAAACCAATTGTAGAGGTCAGCGTCTTTCGTCGCAGCGCGTTCGATCGTCAAGTCAGCCACGCTCATACGAGCTGGCTCCTTGATCGGGATCATTGTGCCGCCTTCGTAGTATTCCGTCTTCGCGACTTCGACCTTGAGCTCCGAGCAGGACTGAAACGCCGCGCTCCCGACTTGATCGATCTCGATGAGGAATCGGAACTTGGAATGGTAGTGACGTGGTTGTCCGAGGATACCCATTGAGCTCTCCTAATCAGCCTGCGGCCGCTAACTCTTCGTCGATCGCCCGCGTGTCCTGAGCGAAGTTCAGGATGATGAACCGAGCAGGCTTCTGCGTTGCTAGCCCTGTTCGCACGTTGAGCTTGCCTGCGAACTGCTCGGTAGCCGGGTTGATCGCGTCTCCGACGTCGACGAAGAAGGCCTTCTCAGGATCCCTCGATCGGAAGGCACCGACTCTCATCTGAGTAAGCAGAAAGGCGTTGATCGTGCGATCGACTTCATCACGGAGCGATTCGTCGTTGTTACGCATGCGAGCGAACTGAATGCCGTCTTTGACAGACCGCTCGATAAACGACACGCCGCGCCGCTCTGCGACAGTCGGGAAGTTGCCGCCTGCATGCAGCGTCATCACGTCATCTACCGCGATCGGTTGCCCGCGGAGCTTCGTGATCGGGTTGATCAACTTGGGAGCGATCAAGTCGCGCACGTTTTCGTCGAGTACTTGATCGTTCTCGAAGCCGACCACACCGGGGAGCTGGCCCTTCTCGACGCCAGCCGGAGGCTCGTAGACTCCGCCCACTCGTGAGCCATCGGTGCGAGCGAACATGCCCGCGATATGGCCGCTAGGAGGCACGACGATCGTTTCAGCGCTCCCGTAGATCGCCGCGCTCGGGTTCAGCACCTTGACGCGCGGCCAGTAGATCGCGCCGTCTTCGGTCAACTGAATGATCGCCGCGCTCGTCTCCGCATAGTCGATGATGCCGGTCGGAGAGAGACCAGCCGGAGGATCGACGATGAAGAAAACTTCGCTGTTGCGGGTCACGGATGCATACGACAGGCCTGCATTTGCCGTCGCCGCTGTCGCTCTGTCTGGGCAGATCAACACGTCAACGTCAGCGTTCAAGTCGAACGAGTTGAATCCGAGATGACTCGACGCGTCGCCAACGAAGTCGATATCCGCGATGCTCGCGAGCCCATCGCCTCCGCCAGCTAACGGACCGAACGGCACGACCGGGCTTCCCATGCTCGATGCCGGTCGCTCTAAGAGCGCATCGGTCGGGTTCACATCGAGGTCAGTGACTTGGATGTATTGAGAGCCGCCGTCTTCCGCGTTGATGATCGTCTCGACGAACCGTGCAGCTGCATCGTCCATCGTGAGATTCGGGAACCGCTCAACGACGACACCAGACGAGAGCACGGTCAGGTTGAACTCAGAAGCGACACCAGACGTCGCAGCCGAGATCAGGATCGACACGTCCGACGAGTAAACCCCGTCGTATTTCGCATCGACCGTGAGCGTGTTGACTGCTGTTCCTGCGCTCCCTGTATGCGCTGCGTTGTCGAATCCGAGCTCATCATCGGCAGTCGATGGAGCAGTCACCTGCACCATGCTCGATCCGCCGGTTGTGTTCGACGTAATGCGAACCGCACCGCCAACGTTCGAGACAGTCACGCCTGAGACCGCGGCTTCGACGATCGTCTTGATCTCCGCGACCGTGACTTCGCTGATGTCTGCGACGTTGCCGGTTCCGTTCTGCACGCTCGTTGGAAACCCGAGCGCAGAGTTCGACGTGCCGCCAGTCACCTCGATATGACTCGCCGTGCCGCGCGTGTCGCTGTTGATCCGAGGCGCGCCGCTGTTCGAATCTGCATATGCACCGTGCAGCGTAGCGTTGATCACCGCGTTCACTTCGGCTGCAGTCGCAGCGCCGATCGAGACGAATGCTCCTGTGCTGAACGTGACGGTCTGCACTGCGCCGCCGTCAACCTTCACGAGCAGGGTCATGCCGTTCGTGAGCACGTAGGGAGCCGAGTTCGCCGCGGTAGCAGCGGCTCGCGTTGCTGCAAGCGTCGCAGTCGCTGTACCGAGTGCATCGCGACCAACAATGAGCGTGTCTCCTGGAACGAGCGCGTAGGGCCCGACGATGCTCCCGGTAAGAACTGCCGCGGATGCAGCTGCAGCCGCCGTAAGAAGGTTCAGCGTGCCTGCTGCGCTCGTCTTCGAGTTGGCGTTCGTGATCGACGTGTAGTGCACAACGCGTGTGAAGTAACAGCGCTGGCCGCCGCCTGCGAAGAAGCCGCGAATTGCTGACACAGCGATGCCGGATGCGATGTCACCGCCGAAGATCCTCACGAAGTCTTCAAACGAAGTGACGAGAGTCGAGACACCTACCGGGCCCTTTGCCGTGATGCCGAGCGCTGCGAGCACTCCTGTCGAGACGTTCTGTATCGTTCGTAAGGATGGAGTTTCCTCCTGAACGATGACCTTCGAGCTAAGAAGCTGCGCATTCATGAAGCATCCTCCTCATCCGTATCTGCATCGGCTTCTGGCTCGCCTGCCTGAATCGTCAGCTCGAGCAACCTACGCTTGATGAGCAAGGGAACCTGCGAGCAGTGCTCGATCGCCTCGTGCAAGCCAGAGACTGACTCGCCCGGCATCAACGTGAGAGTGCCTGCGTATGAACGCCGCACCTCTCTCACGGAGCGACCGCCATCGGCGAGAGCTAGCCCGAACTTCGCGGTTGTTCGTTTCCAGCCGTAAGCCTTCGTTGCAAAGGCAGGATGGTCGAGCATCAGGACCAACGGTTGACGGTCTTTGTTCTTGAGGGTCGCTGACATCAGCCGTCCTTCTGGCTTGTGTTGATCGACGGTTCTTCGGTGACTTCGTGGGTACGAGCGACGACGTTGCTTCCGGGAAACCCGGTCAGATCTTCGTGGTCGAACCCACGCACGACGAAACTACCGGAAAAAGATCGGAGGTTCGATTTCCCGTCCCCCGACGGCACGAAGCCAATCCCTGCCGCGTCTAGTTGCATATCGTACTTGACCTCTCCCAAAGGGAGGTTGTTCGGGTCCCTCGCCATGGTAAGCCACTTGTTGTTAGCGAAGAACGATCTGACAGATGACTGTAGGTTCAGCGCCTCCAACTTCAGATCGCTAACAGCAACGAACGTGAACATGAGATCGTCAGTGTCAGATGCGGGACGGCTCTCATACTCTCCGTTTGACAGCTGTCTCGTTACGGGCCCGTTCAGACTGAAGAACCGATTCTCTTGAATGCTAGGCCCGAAGATCACGACTGCAGGAAGCTCCGCAACGTCGACGATATCGAGCAGGTCAGCGGATTCGAGGTCGAAGTCCGAATGGGTCGTGTTCGAAACGTTCGGGATGATCTGCCGCTTCATCTCCTGCAGAAGCGTTCGAACCAAGCGCGCTAAGTCAGACTCCGCCGACAGCTGCTGCCGCCGATACTCGTACGCTGCGACGGCTGTGACTGTCTCGCTTCCGATCAAGTCGCCGTCTTCGTCGACGTTGCTAAGCACGAGATCAACCTCACCTTCGCCGAAGTCCGGCTTCACACCTCCGAGCGGAGACGGCGGAGCGCGCACAAACAGTCGTGAGCTCGACACAACAGCAACTTCAGTGCCTGGAGCTCCGCCGAACAACACTTTGACAGTCGGCCAAGCCGGAGCGGTCGGAGCTCCTGTCGGTGCGGGAATAACCCACGTCTGAAAGCCCGTGCCGATGATCTCAACTAGACCACGTCCGCGCGTATGCCCAATCGCTGGAGCGATGCTCGTGATAGTCGGGACTGCCACACATAGAACGCTACTAGGTCGGCTTACCGAGAGCCATGTTCATGCTCTTAGCGACTCGATGACCCATACGTCGTTGAAGTCCTGCAGGGTCTGACAGAATCTTCTCGATCACTGGAGCGATGAACGGTCGAGCAGGAATCTTGATGACGATCACTCCCTTCGAGAGCTGACCGGTTCCGGATGCAATGAACTGCTTCTTCTTGAAGCGACCGCCTGAGCCGCGTTTCTGGTCGCCCTTCACGCGAGTACCGTAGCCGACTTTTCGAAGCTGAATCATCAGCCACATGCGCATGCGCGGCGTGACTCGAATCACAATCACCGCGCCCATCTCGTGAACTTTGGCAACGTTGTATAGCTGCTTGCCGTCTTTGCCTTTCGCCGATCGGAGCACGCCGACGAACACAACTCCGGGCCCTGTCTTCTTCACAGTGATCGAATTCCGCAGTCCCGCAGTCACCATCAGGATTTTCTGGCCGCGAAAGCCCTTCGCCTTCCGGAGTGCGAGCGTCATTGGCGAGAGCGGGTCGAACTGCTTGCCGGCTGGAGCCTGCTCGGTAATGCCCTTGATGATGTCACGGCGAGCCTGATTGGCCTCCTGCATCACGGCATCATTGATCGCATGCTTCAGCTGCGCCGACTTGCTTAGGATGCTCTTTACAGCCCCCCAATCGCCCGTCAAAGACATCTTCAGCACTGCTAGCCTCCGGTTGCCGGCACACTGAGATCGCGTTCTTGGAAGACGACTAGCAGAAGATTTCTGTTAGGCCCCAAGCCGTAACCCATGCTCTTCACCTGCGTTGCGTAGTAACCGGGGGGAGTATCGTAGCGCTGTATCAGAACGTTCGTGCGTGGGTCGCGGATGCTGATGAGCCGCGCTCCGGGAGCCTTGATGATCGGGAGACCTGACGCCAGCTGCACAGCTCCGGCCGCCTCGAGGTCTTTGAAGTGGAAGACGAGTCCGATCGTGTTCGTCGGATTGTTTCCGCTCGCCGCCATGCTGACGGCATCCTCCGTATCGTCTTCAACCTGTGCCTTGAAAATCTGCACAGTCTCGACGCGTCTCGGCGTACCACGATGACTGTTCGACGACGATGCGATCATGACCGGCTCTCGAAAGTCGTCGTCGTATCCCGACGTCAACGCCCCGCCTGCATCCGGGTCAGCTGCAGTCCCATCCGTATCGAGCAAGCCAAGCTCAACGTTGAACGGAAATATTAGCCTGCCTCGAGGCATGACCTAGCACCACTCCACTCGGTTAGCGCGGATGAAGTAGTGCGATGCACAAGTCGTGTTGCAAAGGATGGAAGGCGAGAGCGTCACAAACTCATCGTCTCCGCTAAGAGTCCAGCCAGGAAGCGGATCGTGTTCGAGCGGCGTAACGACTTCGTAACCGCAGCCGCACGGGCAGAGATGAATAGCGACGTCATACTTTTTCGAGACGTAGAGAACACCTGCCGTTCGAAGAACAGGAATCGACTCACACTGCATAGGCTTGAGCTCAGTGAGTTTCATGCTGCTCCGAGAGATGGCGGCCTGCGGAAGCTCGCGATGATGGAGTCGATCTGTTGATCGCCTGTCCATGGCCCTCCGACTTTCATAGTCTGCGCCGCCCATGTGATGGATTGGTCGCGAGTTCGCAGCGAGGTCATGCGACCGCGCATCGACTGCTCGTCGCGCGCATCGGTATCGGCGAGCTTGGCAAGGTCTTTCACGACCATCGCCATGCAAACCCAGTTGATCATATCCGGTGTTTTGCCGGTCAACGTTCCATCGGGATCGGTGTAGCCGAAGACTCCGGTTACCTCGATGTTCTGCACGCCGCGCGGGAAGGTTCCTTGATTCACGACTTCGATCAATCGATCTCCGGCTAGCTCGTAAGTCAGCCACTGAATCTTAGGGCTGTTGCGATCATCCGGGTCAGTCAGACCTTGTGTCAGGTGCCGATTGAAGACGCGGATCTCGTCTAGCTCCACGATGTCATCGTTAGCCGACGTCAGCACTGCGCCTTGACCTAGCAGCTTGACCTGGCTCACAGAGATGATCGGCGGCCCGATGAGCAGCATGTTCTTCCCGGTGCCATCGAGCGTCAGCACAGTCGCCTTCGGATAGAACCATCTCCCTGTCCAGCGATCGATGAGAGACGACATGCGGCGGATCTTCGTAAGCAGCTGTGCATCAGTTGCCTGCGAGGTCAACACGCCTTCATCTCGGAGCTGCTGCACGGTCGCGTACTCCTGCGCTTGCGCGATGGAGCCGACCAGAAGATCGGTAACCTCGAACTCTTCTGTGAACGACTGCTCGGCACTCAGCGGCCCGGCTCGAAAGAACCATCGGATCTCGTGCGTGCCGAGGGCTTCTGTATCAGGAACCGTCCAACGAGCCACGTAGTGACCGGGATCGATGCGATCGCCTGATGGACAAGCTGTCAGGTCGACCGTGTGCCTGCCGCTCCCGGGATACACCTGCAAAGGCGTCGGGAAGCTGACCTTCTCGAAGATCTGAAAGCTCAACGCGTACACATCAGTCGGAGTCGCGCCGAAGCGCGTGAACAGATCGAGAAACGGCGTAGTGCAGTCGGACGTCTGACCTCTGGCGATTGCTGGCATGGCTTCAGGTTCCGGATGCGATTAGACCGTTGAAGACACCATCTCCGGTTTCATAGTCGATCACAAACTTCGAGCCGGTCGGAACCGGAACCGTCATCGCGAAGCCGTTGCTAGCGTCAACGCCTGCCGCAGTCTCCGTGTAGTCATCATCGAGTGAGTATCGGATGCCATCGACGTAGACTTTCAGCGAGCCGGGCAAAAACGACGTCAGCGTCGTGTACGCGGTTGTTGTGCCATCTGGTGTCATGTTCTCAGTCACGATTAGTCCAAAGAGAGTACCAATATTGCTGCGCCATCCGAGCCAACTCCTCCAACTCCACCGTTCGCTCCAGCGCCTCCGGTGACACTTCCTGCCCCTCCTCCGCCTCCGGCTCCGCCGCCTCCGCCGCCTCGCCCTAACGAGCCTGTCTGACCCGCGCTGCCGACCGTTCCGGCTCCGCCTGTTCCTGCGTTGTTGCCGTTTCCGCCGATGCCGCCTTGCCCTCCGCGCCCGCTACCCGCGCCGGTCGCAGCTGGGATCGCAATTCCGAGTACAGAAACGAACTCATCACCCTGACAAGAGTTGCCGCCGTTGCCTCCGGATCCTCCTCCGCCTCGAGTACCGTCTGGTGTTGATGCTCCGGGTCCTCCGAGAGTTGAGATGTAGCCACTCGAACCAAACAACGTCGGTATTGTGTTGACCTGTGACGTTGACGAGTTGGAGCCTGCGAGACTAGTACCGCCTGCTCCCCCGCCTCCCGGAGCTGTGTTCGAATTTGAAAATGGCCAGCTGTTATTACCAGCCGCCGATAGCGTGCCGGCTATACCGCCTGTCGCAGTTCCTGCCGCGCCAGCATTCCCGGGCTGTGTCTGGAGCGCTTGGCGACATTCAGCGAGAGTGACTCCGCCGACGACGATCTTCGTGCTGCCTCCGATCCCTCCTGCCAAAGCCGCGGCCCCTCCCGCGACGCCTCCTGCTCCTCCTGTTCCGCCAGCACCGATCGTTACGTCAACAGATGTGCCGGCCGCGATGTCCAGAGGACAGAATTGCATCGTGCACGCGCCGCCAGCACGACCAGCGCTGCCACCCCCGCCGCCTCCGAGGTTTGCGCTTGCTCCAGCTCCGCCAGCACCTCCGCCAGCACCTCCGCCGGCTCCGGGTCTCATCCACGCGCCGATGCAGCGATGCGGCAACACGTAGCCTGTAGCAGTCGCTGTGTATGGGATCTGTTGCACTGCGACTCGATCAACGAGCTTCGCGTTAGGGATTGTCCCGTCGGCGATGCTTAGCTTCGCGTAAGGAATTCCCGCGGCTGGAATCGCCGTGACGATCGTCGTGCCTAGGGTTGATATATCGACGTCTGACATGTTTGTTAGGTCAGTCGGATGAGAGGACCAATATTACGGCGCCGTCCGAGCCATTCCCGCCATTCCCGCCCGCGCCGCCAGCGCCTCCGCCGGCCGTTCCATTCCCGCCTCCGCCGCCTCCGCCTCCGCCGCCTCCGCCTCGCCCGAGAGCTCCAGAAGCTCCATTCGAGCCAGCTCCACCTGTCGCGGATGACCCGACAGCTCCGCTTGAGCCATTGCCTCCGGTTCCGCCTTGACCGCTTCCGGCTCCAGTCGTTGGAGGAAGAGACCCGAGCACGGAAGGATGCTCATCGCCTGGATTCGATGATCCTCCGGGGCCTCCGCCTCCGCCTCCCGAGCCAGTGCCGCCTGCAGAACCACCTGTCGATGCAGCTACATCCGCAACGTAGTTTGCGGTTCCGAACAGGTTCGACGACGTTGTAACAGTCGCCGTTCCAGCTGCTCCCGCGGAGCTTCCTGTTCCGCCAGCGCCAGCCAGTCCCGGAGTGATCGGTACTGTTTTAGTAGCGAATGGCCAGTTGCTAGTTACTGCCGGAGCAGCACTGCCAGCCGCTCCGCCAGCTGTCGTTCCCCGACCACTACCCCCTGCTTGTGCTGGGTTTGGCCCTCCTGGTTGAGCCTCGATAATGGAAACGCCACCGATCTCGATCTTGGTTACGGCTCCGAGGTTGCCGCTGAGCGCCCCCGAGCCATTGCCTGCGCCAGCAACTGCGCCTGCTGCTCCAGCACTTCCCGCGCCGCCAGCTCCGATCGTGATTGCGACCGTTACACCTGCAGCGATCGCAAGCGGCGCGTATTGCATGACGCACGAGTTACCGGCTCGACCTCCGGCTCCGCCGCCAGCCGCAGTCGTGTTGCCAAGTCCCGCCGCGCCGCCTCCGCTTCCGCCTGCTCCGCCGCCTGCTCCGGGTCGAATCCAAACACCGATGCACTTGTGAGGCAAAAGATACGACGGGTTCGACGCAATGAACGGAACGTGTATGACCTGTTGCCCGGTCACGAACTTCGAGATCGGGATCGTGCCGTTCGGTAGGTTGACCTTCGTCAACAGCGGCAAAGTCCCATCCGCGATCGCGGAGACACAGTCCGTTCCAAGCGTGGAGATGTTGGTGTCGACCATCGCGCGCCTATGAAGTCACCACGCGATCGCCGGTACGCTTCACGGTCGCACCGTTGAAGGTGACGACGTTCACAGATACCGAACGGACAGACCGGTCGAGCTCTAGATAGTTCTGGCCATCGAGCACGTGCATCGCGTAACTGATTCGCGCGATCGCGTTTGCAGCGAGATCCGCTTCAGCTGCGACCAATGAATCATCGATGATCAAGAACCCGGCTGGAGCAGTGAAGCCAGCGCGCCAGCCGCCTACGGCATCTGCCTTGAGCCAAATCACGCCGCGTTGCCCAACCGCGGCATGCGTGAACGTAAAGTCGACGTTACTTGTCAGCTTCCCGATCACGAACTCATTGTAAGTCCCGACATCAAGCGCGATTGACGTGCCTGAGTACGGAACAGCGACGGACCCAACCATCGCTAGCTGTTTGGCTGCGATTAGCATCAGACCGCATAATCGAAGTCGATGACGTCTGTCGTTGCCAAGTTGTACAGAGCAACAGACTGAACCCAGTAAAGAGTATCGCCTAACGCGATGTTCGCGATCGTCTTCGCCGTCGTGCCGCCGTCAGAGCTGAAGTAACAGTCTTTGGTCCGGACTCCATCTCCGACAACAACACCGAGACCGTTGACGAACACTCGGACATAACCATCAGTCGCAGGCGTTGCAGCGATCGTCGTGGCGCATGCGACTTGGAAGTCAGCCGATGTCAGCGAAGCAGCCATCTGCTTGTTACCCGACGTCGGAAACGCTGCTGGCGAACCTACGCCCATATCGATGAACACGAGCGGCGTAGTACCGAGCGTGATCGTATCGGTCGCGAGCTGAAACTGATGATCAGCGAAGAGCGTGCCTTGCTCGATCGGGATGCGCGAGCCGCGGATATCGGTCGCGCTGTCAGAGTCTGCAGAACGAGACCATGCACCTGCAGCAACGATGTAGATACCGTTGTTCTCGCCCAACGTTTGAGCGCGCACTAAGACGCGTTGACCTGCCGTCACCGCGACACCATCGATTGTCTGCGTGCCTGAGAGCGTGATGTTAGTCGTCGTCGCGACTACACACTTATCCTTCCAAGCGAGCGCGTAGAGATCGGCGAGTCGCGCTGCATCCGTGTCGACGGTCGGAGCGCCAACGTTCGAGATGCGCTGACCTCCGGCATTCATCGTGCCCGTGAGAGCAACGGAGCCGTCTTTCAAGAACAGCGTTGCTATGAACGAAGAGACAAGCTTAGCGGCCGCAACGCTGTTGTTGAGTAGCTGTTTGCCGTCCATGGAACATCAACCGCCTTCGTAGATGAAATCGATCAAATCCGTCGCCGCCGACAGCTCGTATCCAGCGATCGAGCCGTTCCAATAGAGAACGTCTCCGCTCGTGATATCTGCCCATGCCCGAGCACTTGAGCCAGCATCAACCGAGAAGTAACAAGCTGCGACCTTCGAGCCGTCTCCGATGTCTGGTACATCGATCCCGTTCACTCGAACGCCGACGTAGCTTCCCGGAACAGGCGCCAGAGCAATCGCTATGTCACATGCACGCTGGCCATCTGCCGACGTGTTGCGTGCAGGCATGCGCTTGTTTTGAGGAGTTTCGAAGCCGCCCGCGCCGCCTCCTCCGCCAGCTCCAGCGCTCGGATCGTCATACCAGTGAGTGCCGTCTGAGATCTTCAGCACGACTCTTCGAAGCTGCGACCTAATCGCATTGAGGTCTCCCAAGAGTGTTTCTTGGGAGACCAGCGATGGCCCTGCAGGAAGCAGCTCGTCAGCGTCCGCTTCGGACGCTCTCAGACGATCCTGTCTCGGCAGAGTAGGCACACGACAAGATTACTTAGGAGAGCTGCAGTCGTCTGTTTCTCAGCGCCGAGTGCGCGGCTTCGGCGGCAACGACTTGCCTGCATGAGCTGGAGGAGTCACGCGCCCGACTTCGACTGCACGCCCTTCGTCTTCATCTGCCGCCTTGTCGTCGTCATCGTCCGCAGGATCGATCATCGCGGCAGGAGCCGGCTTCAACTCTGCCGATGTCAGATCGCCTGACTCATCCGGCTCGCGAGACGTCAACGCGCGAACTCGCTCCCGCAAAGTACTGTCCGAAATCTTGAGCGCCTTCTTAGCGGTCGCTTTGACTTCGACCGCCTTCAGTTCTCGCGCTTCGAGAGCCTCTGCTTCATCGGCCGTGCAGACGTCGAAGAGGTCCGGAGAGTCGTCGTCGTAGTGATCCTGATGAAGCACGCGGAGCTTCTCTCCGAGATCGTCCGGTACTTCGTACCAACCACGATCCTCATAGAAGCGAGCACCATCGATCATGTAGATGCGGGTCAGATGACCCTTTTTGACGTTGTATGGCTTCAATCGTGCGAGCAATGCCATGACTCAAATCTTTCTCGGCCGTCCGTCAACGGCCGTTCGTTCGAACGCGCAAGCCGCCTAGCTTCACGCCTTCGTCGTCTTCAGAGTTGCACCCGTCGACGCGACTGCTGCCGCGCGCAACTGATTCACGAGGGTTCGGAGCAGCGCCATCTCTGCCGCCGATGGAGGGTCTGTAAACGCCGCCAGTGCTGGAGCAGAGACGACAGAGCCTCCGCCGTGCACTGCCGCCAAGTCATCCGCAATTTCGCGGAGCGCAGTGGCCAAGCTCGGCTCGCCGCCAGCTCCCGGAGTGAGATTGGCGCCGCCCGAGCCGAAGTCTGTTGTAATCGCTGACATGATGTTTCTCCCGGAGTGCGGACCCGTGCTCGACTACTTCGAGAGCACCTTGAGTTTGAACGTTGTCAGATGCAGGTCGGCTGTCGCGTTCTCGATCAACGGACCATCCGACGCGTTGTTGCTGTCGCTGTACAAGACTTTGAGTTTGTCTGCGACTGCATCGTAAAACGGGATGTAGCCGCCGCACTCGAGTGGCACGACCAGCATGATCGTGACGTTGCCCTTCCCGAGAGCCGTGCGCACGAGCGCTTGAAACCCGGGAGTACCGTTCGCTGGATACGTGGCGTCTCCCGCGAATGAAATTTCGTCGATGTTGAGCGGGCCCGGGATCTGGGTTTTGCTCACTACCGTGATAGCTCCGATTGCCATTGTGCTTGTCTCCTGTTCCTGTTGTTCGAGGTGAGTATTAGGAGACCTTGACGCCGGTCGCTTTCACGACTGCAGTTTCTTCGATGAGCTTCATGTCCATGCGCATGCTCACCACGATGATGACCTTGCCCGCCTCGATGTCCTTGTCCGTCTCGATCTGGATTTGACGCCAGATACCGACGTTCATGTTCTTGGGATCGAGCAGCACGACGTTAGTTTCGTTCGTCGCGCCTCCGAGGTTTTCCGGAAAGAGCGGGACGTCGACGACTTGAATGCCCGAGTAGCCGACCGGAGCCGCGCCATCGAGAGCCTTGTCACCGGTGTTCGTCTGACGGTTCGAGAGGCTGTCTCGATAGTCGATCTCTGCATCGACCGAGGTCAGGTACTTCAACGATGACTTGTCCCGCAGGAACGGGCTCGGCATCGTTTTGATCATGTCGCGGAGAATGCTCTTCGTCAGCGACGTGGTTCCTGCGTTCACGATGTTCGAGGTGCTGCTCTTCAACAGCCCATCGAACTGCGCGAGGAACGTATCTGACGATGCAGTGTCGCCGCGAACGAGAATCTCATCGACGTCGCGCGCGATGGCTTCGCCCATCAGCTGCATGATCGTCGCCTTGAGCGTGTCCTGCTCGATGGAGTCTTCGAGCACTTCATAGGTCAAGTTGACCTGAGCTTTGAACGGCTTCGCGATCAACGAGACCTTAGAGGTCGTTGGCTTCGCTCGGTCAACCTCGGCAAGCGCCGTGTTCTCCTGCGCGGCGCGCAGGATGCGCGAGCCGAACTTGATCTTGTTGATCTCCTGAGTGTGGCTCTTCATCGGCGTAACGGTAGCGAGCTTCATCAGCTTCGCTTCGTCGATGAGAATTCGGATGAACTTTTGAGCCTGAGCCGCGACAAGCAGGCCCCCCGATGTCAGGTCGCTCAAAGCCATATCGGCCTTTTCGAGGATCGTCTTGTTTTCTTCCACGGTCTCTCCACTCACCTTTTGAGAAACTTGTTTATCTGCAGTCGCCGCACGAGAGAGCTACTGAACGACCTTCAACGGCTTCGCCATGTCCATCTCCCAAACGACAGGCTTGGCTGACTTGTTAGTCGGCTGCTTGCCGTCGAGATCTACTTGCTGGCTCTTCCCATGCGACTTAGTCAGCGTGTCGATGCGTGCGTTCTGACCCTCGAACAGGAGGGTCATCTTATCGACCGTGTTGGCTAAGCTTTGAATCGAGGCCTTGATGCCGTCGACGTCACTGCTCGATGCAGGAGTCACGGGAGTCACGACAGGCTCGCCTTCGCTCTTCTTCGTCGACGTAGCAGTCTCGGTTGGCTCTGCATCGTCATCGTCGCCGCCGTCCGACACATCAGCGATGAGCGTGTCGAGCGTTGTCTTCACGGTCATGAGTTGAGCGAGCCGCGCAGCAGAGACCTTCTTGCCGGCCTTCTCTGTCGCATCCTTCGCGGCTGGCGGAGGTACTCCCGGAGCTGGAGCGGGAGCAGGTGCGGGAGCCGGAGCAGGTGCGGGAGCAGCGCCGGTCGCGAACATGCTACCGATCGCCGTGAGTTGGTCGATCAACTCCTTCGGAGCGGCCGCTCCCGGGGTTTCAGTCGCGGTCTCAAGTTGCTTCGCAATCGCCGCCATCTTGGCCTGTGCTGCACTCAGCACGGTCAACACCTTCGCTTTGAGCTCTGGCGAAACCTGAATCGCAGCCGGAGGCGGGGGTGCTGGCGGAGCGGGAGCCGGAGGCGCTGCAGCTGCTGGCGGCGGAGGTGCCGCTCCCTCTTTGACTACGAGGTACTTTCGCTGATTGGCCGCTCGATCGACGATCGAAACCTCTTCGACTTCCATACCAGTCAAACGGTTGACCGGTGTTGCGCCAGCTACCGCAGCGTCCGCGGCCTTTTGAACTCGCACTCGTTGTTTCATTTTGAGCCCTCGAAACTGCGAACGAAACTCAACGTAACCGACACAAGATTCACGCCGCAATGATCAGACCTTATCGGTCGTAGTGATCTCGGGCGTTCGGTGTGCTGCGCCGCCGATTGAGAAGCCTGAGAATGAGCCCTTCTTGACGTCATCCCACAGGCCATCATCGACCACTCTGATTCCCATCAACCACGTTCCCTTAGTGATCTTCTCTTCGTCCATCGTGAAGTCAGCTGGAGCGAGATAGGTCTCGAGGATCTTGAGCTTGCCTGTGACGATCTCAGTGTGCTGCTTGCCGAGATTGCCCGCGGTCTCCATGTACATATGGGCTGACTTGCGGACTTCATCGTGTGAATAGATATCGCCCTGCGAGTCGACCGTTTCCGGCACGAGCACGATACCGAGCACGTATCGTTCCTCTGCAGTCTTCAACACCTTCGTTACGCGCTTGCCGATCGATGACGGTGCTTCGGGTGGAATGAAGTCATGCGCAGGCACCCCGATCTGCCCATCTGCAACGAGCACTCGACTCTTCCCGGCTGCGAGCTTCTCAGTGGTCGCGAACAGACTGCCCGGGATCTCGTCGACGTAAAAGACAGACACACCGGAGCGCTTCGCGAGCAGTTCGAACATGGCTCCGACTGCAGGGATCTCGATAATCCAGGCCGTCGTAATCTCATCCGCCTTCGCTACGGTCAGATCGAGATCGAACGTGTCACCGGCTTCGATGACTACGGTCGAGCCGCCTTCCGGCACGAGCGCGATAGCCCCTGCAATCGCGCTCCTAAACGTTTCGTCTTCCAACGCGCCTCCCGTCACTTCCACACGTTGGGTTCAGGCTCGTATGCCTTCTTGACCGGGTCGAACTTCGCGATCGCCATGTCGCGCGGCCAAACGTCGGGAGCAGCTGGCGTGCTCGCGAGTGAAGCAGGCGGAGCCGCGGGAGTCGCGACAGGCTCTGCCTTCGAGGTCGAGTCGTCTTTGCCGCCGCCTCCGCTAACGAAGTTCTCCATCTTGATCGCTTCCTGCAGCAGAGAGATCAGGTCTCCGACCTTCCAACGAACGTCGTAGCTGTCTTTCATGTCGGTATCGGTCAGACCGAACATCGACTTGATCTGAGCCATCTTTTCAGTGAGCGCTGACTTCGCGATCCGAGCCTTGAGCTCTTCCTTGTCAGTGAGCATCTTCACGATGAGAGCGACCTTCTGAACCGCGCTCATGTTGTCTGCGAAGTTGCTCTCCGGAGTCGCTGACGTCAGAGACTGAACCGGAGCGATCGGAGCCGTGCCCGGCTTGAGTTGCGTCGGGTCGTTGACGATTTTGATCGGCATGGCGCCTTCGCCATGGGACTCGAAGTTGTTCTTCGCGATCTCAGTCACGATGCCCTTGAGATAGGTTGCTCGCTCTGTCGAAACACCCTTGGACAGTTCGTCAGTGATGTGAAGCAGAGCTTCGGCCGCGGTCATCTCGACCGGTTCGGCAGTCGGAGCAACGACGGTAGCCGGAGCGGCTAGAAGCGCATCGAGCTTCGCGTTCGCTGCATCGACTTGTTCGGTAAGAGTTGGCATCGGATCTCCTGTTGCCCAAAGTAGACGCTGGCCAACATACAGATCGCAATAAGCCGTGCAGCTCCAGATTGTATCCTCGAGGTTACACCCAAGAGTTGCGCTTCAAATCGGGCGCCCACGGGATGCCGTCGAGCTTGCATCGGAGCGCTACAGGCATAGCGTCGAGAATCCGTTCGAACGCCCATCCGTAGTCATGCCGGAGCTCTCGCATCAAGGTCTCGAGGATCTTGAACCGCCGCACTACCTCGGAGGTTGTGCGGCGTGACTTGTCTGCTCTAAACGAGTCAGCGATAACGTGCTGCACGCGTGTCAACACGCGCTGCTTGAGCGACGGATCGTGACTCGTGATCAACTCGAGTAGTTCGCCTGCCATAGCAGGGAGAAACTACTTGGTTGCTTCGGTCTCCGGAACTTCTTCGACGAAAAAATAGGAGCCGCGAATCGATCCGAGAGCATCGTAATACGCCTTGCCGTCGCTCGGAGTCAGGATCTCGCTCCCCAACACGAGCTCTGCGACGTTCCGCCATCGGTCGAGACCATCCGCAGGGACTACTTCGACCTTGTCTCCGACAAGCTCGAACGTGCAGACCACTCCCGCGGGTTTGTACGTCTCTGGATCAACTTGCACTAGGCGCTTCATCGCTTGGACAGCTTCGCAATCTCTGCCAGGTCATCCGCGGAGAGAACAGCCCATGCGCTGTAATCGCCGATCGGTCCTTTCGTTATAGCACGATCTTCGAGTGTCATTTTCAACCACATGCTCATGACCTGTGCGGGGGCTTCGTGTTCGGTCATACCCTTATGTAGTTGTTGAGGATCCTTCTGCAGTGCCTTGATTCGACCAAGCGTGGCGCTGATCTGGGTTTCTGTAATCCCTTCGTACTTTTTGAGAACGGCTGCGACGTCTTCGAGGCTCAACTTGTTGAGTAACTCGATGCTGTGTGCATCGAGCCGCAGGAGGGCTTGCTCAAATCCTCGATTCTCAATCGCGAACAAGAAGCGGCAAGGCTTCTCGGGAAACGCTAACCCGTTGTCGATCGCGACCGGCTTCATCGCATCGCCGACTTTTCGCCAGAGGGTATTCGCTCCATGCCGGTCATCGTTTGCCATCAGCGCATCGAGCAGAAACTGTCGACGAACGTCAGGGTCTGCGGCGAGCTTGAGGGCTAGCTTATCGTCAGGAGTATACGCAACAGTGCCCCCTCCATCAGCCTTCCAATCAGTCAGGTTAGTCGTCTTCGACTTCGGTACGAACGCCTGCAAGCTTCCCGGCATAGTTCCTCGGTTGCGAGCAACGGTCATAGGGATGACCGTCTCTCCGCCAAGCAGGGAGTCAAAGTCGAACGCAGCTGCTTCGCGCTGATAGAAAGTGCCTGCTTTGACACCATCTCGCAGAGGTCTGCCCCACTCGTTTTCGTGTCGGAACTCTCCTGTAACGGACTTCCAAATAGCTTTGTGTTTGGCTTCGCCGTCCTGAACAACGAGCCGACGAACATCGGTAGCACTGCCTTTTAGAGCGATCTCTTCTGTGACGTCGAGAGTCTCTGCCGTCATCCAAGCAGCTGGTTGGTTGACCTCCAGAGTCTCCGGCTCCGCCGAATGAGTTGCTACCGGCTCTGCAGCAGGAGTCGGCTCTAGGTCAGCTCCCGGTACCATCACCGGAGCGCCTTGCTCGAACGTCTCCGCCGCAGCAACGATCACCGTGCGGCATCGGCCATGGTAGGGCGGCAACGAGACGCCAAGCTTGCCTAGCCCGTCTGCATCCTTGCCGCCGCTGAACTTGCCTGCATCGTCGGCGCGCCCTACGCCGCTACGATCGATCTTCGCGATGGTTGTCGTTGTGCCGTTCGAGTGCGGCACGAAGAGCCGCATGTTGCCTGCATCGTCTCTGCCCTTACGAATCCACGGAGCGGCATACTTCACATCCTCCGGCTCTTCGAGCGCGTTCATCGTCTCTACGAGCGCTCGCCCAACCGTGACCGAGAAGACTTTGCCGTTCATGAATCGACATTGGTCTGTAGTCACTTCATCGATGACAGCGACGACTTCGAAGCTCTGAATCTTCGCGGTCTCGTATGCGTAGATCTGCGAAGAAGCTCGGGCCCTGCCGACGAACGAATCAGCGACCGTGCGCCAGTAAGACGGCGGTCGCGGGATGTTCTCCCGGAAGAATGCATGCAAGTCCTTCCCGATCTGGTCTGTGCCTAGCCCCTGCCCGAGACCAGTAGCGACCATCGAACGAGCCTTCTTCGAGAGCGTAGCCGCGCGGTCTCCGGCTGAGTCTCGGATGAAGTTCACGTGTGAGTTGCGGATCGCCTTTTCTGCGACGAGATCACGCTGTGCAAGGTCTCCGGAGATCTCGATCTTCTGGTGTACCTTGACCGACTTCTTCGTCGCGCCCATCACCTTCGGGCCTTCGACCTCTAGCGTCTCGTTGATTTTCGGTAGGATGTGCTTCGCGTAGGCATCGCCGATCGCCTTGTTTACGGCGTTCATCGCAGCGGTTGCCGCATCGGGGGAGAGCTTCGTCCAATCGAAGCCGAGCTTGTGAATCACATCCGCGACAGCTGCCGCTTCTGCGCCTTTGACCGCGTTCTCGAGTTGCTTAGCTACCTTCTGCCCGATGAGCAGAAACCCACTCGGAGAGAGGGGGTCGACTGCCTTGTGGACCGAGAAGCCGAGCAACGCCGAAGCGAGTTCTTCGGCCGCTACGATGCCGTCTGCGAGCGTGACCGCCCGGCGCATTACGAGACCTTCGTGATACCGAGCTGAGATGCGATGTCAGCCGCAGACATCTTGATCACGAGCTCTCCGCTCGCCGCCTGCTCGGCTGCACGTTCGCGCTTGTACGATGCGACGGCTGCAGTCGCTTCTTCCTTCATGAAGGCATCGCGGAGCTTCAGGAGCGACTTCGCCTTGCGAGCGAGAATCGACTTCGCCTTCATCGCGAGGCTCGGATCGCCGATCGATATGCCGACGTTCGGATCTGCCGACACTCCGCCAGCAACCGAACCGGCTGCATCGATCATCGGGATCTCACCATCGAGAACTGTGTCGGCTTGGATGCCAGCGATGGTCAGAGCGAGTGGCTGCTTGACCCAATCGGCATCGATGACCGCCAGCTCGGAGGCGAGCACCTTCTTGCCTACGAGTTCACGGGCGTCTTCGGGAGTGAGGATGCCCGCGGTCGTGAGCTTCGTGATCATCTCACCCCAACTCTGCGCATCAGAGAGCCGCGGGCCATTGGACTTGAACGTCCAATATTTGATCCCGAAGCAGGGCAGAATGAACCGGTTCATAGCGAAGTCGAAGTCGTTGCGTTCAGGCACGAAGACTTGTGACTCAGCGAAGTCGAGCGCGGCTTCCGCGGATGCGCGGTTGAAGTCTCGGATGTCGCCGCGGAGCAAGCGCGGCAGGCGAAAGCCCATGCCGACCTTATCCATGTTCGCCGCGTCATACTGCAGAAACAAACCATCTTTGAGTTGCGCGTCGGTCAGTGTCTTGATCTCGACGCGCATGCTCCCAGTGTTCTCTGCCATACCGAGCGAGCCGGCTGTAGTCTCCGCCTCGATCACGAGGATTTTATGAAAGTTGTTCGCGCCTTTGAGCTTCGTCTCAACGAAGTCTTCGATGCGCTTGACCGACTCTTCGCCGAGCCTACCGCCTGAGACGAGAATGGCCATCGGAGGCACACTCTTGTTGTTGAAGTACGCGAGATTCACTTCTTCGGCACTGCGAGAGCCGAGCACACTTAGCAGGTTGCCGATCCAACGAGGCACGCCATAGGCGCCACTCTTCACGCTGTGAATCTTGAAGTGAAAGACCTCGTTTGCAGCGTCGACGCCTTCTTCTGCGGCCTGCAGTTCTTCGAGTGTTGCGAACTCACGGCCTGACTTGCTCGATACGACTGCAGGGTCTCCGAACTCTTTGAAGTAGCGCGAATCATCGCCGCTCGTCTGCACGTAGCGTCGAAACTTCCGCCGATAGGTCTCGGTTCGGAACGTGAAGAGACCTGTACGAACCTGCTGCGAGACGGTAGCCGGGTTGCCCTTGTTCTTCGTGACTCGAACCGAGCGAGCTGGCATGTGTACGAACTGCGAAATCCCGCCAGCATCGTTGCGGAGCACTTCCCAGTAACCGTTACCTGTGACCTCGATGTCTTCTCGAGTTTTACGACGAAGTGAAGTGAAGCTTTCTTCTGCAACGCACGATTGGAAGAAGCTCTTGATACGAGCTTCTTCGAGGCGCATTAGGTACTTGAGCGCCTCGATCTTCTTAGTGATGTCATCTGGAGTCACCGGCTGAAACTCGGCGAACCCGCCTTCTGCGCCCGTATTCGCTTTCTCAGCGCGCTCAAGTTCGATCGCGTCAGAGACCAGGTCGCGAGCTCCCGCTTCCTTGAGCTGAATCACAGGCTCGAACACATGGCCGAAGCCGTCGATGTTCGTTTTGTAAGCGTCGACGTTCTGACGCAACAGACTCGAGTATTCGTACACACGACACAACCGCTCCGGGTCATACGGAGGATCGATCGCATCGATCTTCATCGCCGCATCGCCGAACAAGGTCGAGATCGAGTCAGTCGTTGACTGTTGATCTGCCTTCTCGAGGCTCACCCGATCGTTGCCGATCGCGTATGCCTTGACGATGACCTCCCGCGGTAGCGAAGCGTCGATGTGCTGCTCCGCAGACTGTTCGCCGTCCGCTCCCATCAGCCCTCTGTTCGGGTGTTGTAGCCGTTGACACAGGCGGTCGGGGCACCTAGCGAGAGCGAGCCGGTAACGATGCGGATATGCGTCGCAGGCTCTGGGATGCTGAACACGATCGGAGCAGTGATCGCAGCGCCCGACGCGAAATAGTCAGTGCCGCCGTTCAAGCTCACTTCGACTTGCAACGAGCCTGTGAACGCTCCGCCGCCGATCTGAACGTATTTCTCACGCAAGTCGCGAACTAGCTGCGACGTTCCGTTGCCAGCTGTCGCTTTAATGTTGAGTGGATACGATTCAAGCCGCATTGGTTCTCAAGCCTCCAAACGACTGGAGCGTAACACCTGCACGTTTTGAGCTTCGAGATCACCGCGCTATTGATTGCAGGCAACCGTCGCTCCGCAGTTCTGACAGGTATGCGTAACGGGCTTCGGTTGCTCGTATGCTTCCGGTTCATCCGGAGCGATCGACTCGTTGTAAGACGTTTGAGCGGCCTTCTGCGCTTTGCCTATCAGGTCGCTGATCTCGTCGGAGCTCCAACCGATACCGTTCGAATCATCCACATGTCTGGAGAGCATCTCTGCGAGCGCGGTTGCGTTGTACCCCCCTCGGATCACACCTTGGTTGCTGGTGAGTAGGTACGCTTCGGCTTCGTGTGCGTTTGGAAACGAGACTCCGCGCAGCACAGGCACATACCACTCGCCATTACGCACAACGACACGAGCAGGGGGAGCTTTCCCGCTCTGCTTCCATGCCAGCAACTTTTCGCGCCTACCGTGGCCAGCAACGATCCGCTTACTGCCTTCGTCATACACGATAGGCTCGACGTAGCCGAACCTCTCGAAACTCTCCCCCAGAGTCTCCAAGTCGTGCTCTTTAGGGTTTCCTGGCCACTCTAGGAGCTGACTCAGCGGAACCATCTGCACGTGTAACCTCGAGGATACACTCCGATCGGCTTTTGGCGGTCTCGACTTCGCCTGCTTCGGCGGTCTCGACTTCAGCTCGATCGGCGGTCTCGATTTTGGCGAGCTCTGCTTCAGTCTCGTGCGCGGCTTCGGCTTCGATCGGGTTGCTGTCTCCACTGACCGGAAGCTCTCACAGGCTCGGAGAGCCGCGCTATTTGCGGGACAGGTTGAGCTAGCTTCCCGCTCTCCTGCTCCGCTCCAGCGAGCTGGGAAGCGGCTTCCTTGCCGCCTCCGGGTTGCTCGCTATCAGGCCGCCTTACCAGCGCACTCGGGCCCTAGCCCGGTCAGGATCGACTCAGGAACCGTCAGCTTCCGGCCGCAGCGGCCGCAGCGGCCTTCGTGATGCACTGTCGCGCCTTGCAGCTTACCGCCTGCAACATTGCGGAAGAACCATGCAAAGGCCTTCGCCGATGGCGCTGCCACTCCGATGCTCGATCGCGCGCCATGCCGGAAGCTCGTGCGGTTGAAGATGGTTCCGAGGAACGTGTAATCGCTCTCGTTATCGGAGCCTGTCAGGACCGACACAAAGTGAAGCGTGGCGCCGCCTTCGACTTCCTTGGCGCGAACCTTGAACGTGAAGCGCACGCCCGTCGCGTTGGAAACTACGGTGAAACTCGCGTTTCCCGCGTACATGAACCGAGTCACATCAACCAGTACTGCGTTGCTGTCCATGCAGTAACTATCCCGCATGGGGGACAGATATGCAAGCCGAGCAATGCCGATTCTGGGGGAGCCGTCCTGCTCCCCCCGTCATCCCTTAGGATTTCAGCGCGCTACCTTACCGCCCGATGCGATGTGCGCGTCGAGTGCGATGCGACCGGCAGGCGTAATCTTGCACCACATCGCACCTACCGTGTGCGTGATCTCGCAGTAACCCGCGGCTTCAAGCTCAATCCACCAATCTTTCATGTTGGCGATGTGCGTACCTTCGAGCTTGTGCGACCAGCTGTTGACCTTGGCGGCAAGGCCGAGGAACTTCATGGCAGTTTTGCTCGGCTTCTTCGTCTTCGTCTGCGTTGCTTGATTCGATTGCATGAATAGATTGTGTCCCGGATGCGGGACCCATGCAAGGGCCCCGATCCGATTGTGCCTACACCGTGGGTTCAGTCGAGATATACCAGCCGTTCAGGTTCTTCGACTCGCCGAAGGTAATACCCTTCGAGTACCTGTAGGTGTGGTACGCCTTGAGCGCGGCATGTTCCGTGTCGAAGACCACACACCAGCCATGCCCGAGACCTTCGGTGACAACGTGGATAACCTTGCCCCGGTCGCCCACGATCCGATTCAGTTCCTGAGTCAGTTTCGCCGCCAACCGTTCCGCCGTGTTTGCTGTGTCCATGCAGTCATAGTGTCCCGGATGCGGGACTATCGCAAGCCGCCCCGATCCGATTCTGGAGCCGGTATCCTACTTGCCCTGCTCCGCCTCGAACCGCGCGCGCGCCGCCTTGTAGCCGCCAAGTGACTCGATGCGGCTGAAGTTGTTGTCGCCCATGCCGTGAGCCGCAAGGAAGGCGTACCAAGGAGCCGAAGCAACTCGCTCCGCTTCGGCGCGTGCTTTGCGCTCCGCTTCTGCGCGCTCCCGGTCGGCTGCAGCAGTGCCGCGCTTGACCTCGTTTACGCCAGTCTTCAACGCGCGCGCCGCACAGGTAACGCCGAAATGCACAGGCTCGGCTTCATCGATGGACAGAGCGACCGTGCTCTTGAGATTCGCCTTGCCGCAGCAGTCACAGGTTGTGACTTCATCCGAGGTACCGAGGAACTTGACCGCGTTGCTCATGATCAGATTGTGTCCCGCATCCGGTACACACGCAAGCCGATCTCTGAAGTTCCGGGAGAGGTATATATACCTGTAGGTGAAACGCCGATGTGCGGGAGGTATATATACCTCCCGCTTCGGCAACCGCCTACTTCGCGCCCATCGTGCCGAGGCTCGTATACATGCCCGTGAAGCGCTCGATCGTCTTGTGCATCCGGTCAACGTACACACACGAGCTAATCTCGACCGTCGTGCACTTCGGCACACCGTTCTGCTTCCGCACTCGGAGAGCTTCGATCGTGTAGGTGTCATCAGCATCAAGGGAGATGCGGATGTGCGACACGCTCTTAGCGTTGCGCCCAATCTTGAAGGTGAGCGCGTTCTCGGAGGTCAGGATGTTCTTCGCGCCGATCATCTGCATGCAGCGGTTGCCGAGTTGCGCGAGAATCGTCAGTGCTACGGTGTGTTCGGTTGCCATAGAGAGATTGTGTCCCGGATACGGGAGACATGCAACACGATCGGCTCCGATTTTTAGCGCTCGATGCCTACACGTGGAAAATCCGCTCAACTGCCTGAAAGTAGGCTTGTAGGCGCTGCAAGTCATCGACGTCAGACGTAGCGAGATCGTCGCGTGTTAGCCCCTTCAGCCGCAGAAACTCACGGAGCATGATTTTGTCCGACACAGGCGGAAGCTCTGCCGCAAGAAGCTCCCGAGCTGCTTGCTGTTTCGCACTCACTTTTGACTTTGTTCGCATACCCTATCCTACCATCGATCGGGGCCGATCCGATCCGCTTCAGCTCCAGAGCTCGGGAGCCGGGCTATTCCGGCTCCGTAGTGCCTCCGGGAGCCCGTTCGAGGCTCCCTAGCTCCTTCCCCCTAGGCTGCTTTCAGCTGGCGGCCTGCCGCGATCACGCGGTCTCGCAGGTGCATCGGGAGCACTGTCAGGAGAGTGCGCGACCATGCGGTATCGCGAATCGCGAGCAGGGTTTGCGCCAGCTCGGAGACTTTCGCAGCCATCCCTTGAATCGGCGAGCCATCGCCATCCTCGTCGGCGGCCGCCATCCAGGTCGCGATCCGCGTTGCGTTGGTCTGGAGAGCCGTTTTCGTTGCCGTGTTCATACCGTTACTGTGCCGGATGCGGGACAGATGTGCAAGCCGGTCTAGACCGATTGCTCGCAAGCCTCCGCAACCGCACGAGCTTCGAGGTTAGGTGTCATACGCTCCGTCCCGATCCGATTTCCCGTGTAGGTGTTGCTCACATCCCGAGAAGTGCGACGGCGGCAGGCACAATCTCTGCGACCTTCCAGCCGCTGAACTCGAGAGGATGAACAGCGGACTTCTTGGAGCTCGGCTTGGCGCGCGGTCGCGTGGTATCGACTGTCACGAGCAAGCCAACTCGCTTGCTGTTCTTTTGAATCTCGCCGTTCGGGAGGAAGTAGACGACCACACCATCGCGGAAGCTCATCGTGTACCAAGTGTTCGCGGTCATCTTCGTTCGTCCTTCGGTTGCTGCTGACAATCTCAATGTGTCCCGGATGCGGGATGGATGCAACTCGACTCGCACCGATTTTGGAGGCGGCATCCTACACGCCTCCGTGTATCCTCGAGGTTACATTCCTTCTGGGAGCTCCTTGCGCTCCCAATAGGCGAGAGCTGGCAAGCCGCCGACCGAGAGCGCGTTGCGTTCTTTCCGCTGTGCATACGGCAGGCTTGCCCGGAACACTCGGTAGATCGCGAAGCCTGTCCGGCTCGTGCGCACATACAGAGCAACGTAGCGGCCGCAGCTAGACGCGTAGTGCGGAGTACCTGCCTGTAGCGTCCATGTGATCGCATCCATCACTTCGCCGTCTTCTTCGCCAGCCGCTTGGCTTCGGCGTGCTGCGCGCTCTTGAGCTCGCTCGCTAGCTCCGCATCCGTGAGACCGGAGAGCGGTACGAGCGTAGTTCCGCCCAACCGGAGCACAAGGATCGTCTTCGCGCCGCCAACGACTCCGCGGTAATCCTTCGACGTATGTCGCCAGATCAACGCCTCCTTGCGCTCTCGTGTGAGATGCCGAGGGTCCTTCTTCGCACAGGCAGGGCAGGTAGCAGGGCCCGCTAACTCTTCGTCCGAGTAGCCATCCGGACAGATGTGCTCTGCCTTCACTCGGTTGCAGAGGACCTTGACCGGATAGCCGTTCGAGTCGACCTCGCACGCATGCGTGAGAAACGCAGTGTCTTTCGCGTGGTTCAGGTACGCGCCAGCCAGCACGCCGAAGCTCTGAATCGTTGGTTTGTCGTTGCCGTTGTCCATACGTCTAACCTATCCCGGATGCGGGACACGTGCAACCCGAAATCGGCTTGCCTACATCGCCCGCAAAATCGGCTCGATTCGGTTTGCATCTGTCCCGGATGCGGGCCACGTTTACCAAGTCAACGCAACAACCCGGAGCCGAACAACATGACCACGAACAACAACAGCATCGCGCAACTCCAAATCATCACTGGCACGTCTTTCTTCACTCCGGGCAACTCCATTGTCGGCATCTCGATCAAAGGGTCGAAAGACTCGGTCTCGCTCGTAAAATGGGCGGAAACGATCAAAGGCCGCGGTCGACCTGCCGCGGTTGACTGCATCAACGGACACAAGTCCGAGGAGTACGCGATCGAGCGCTTGCGCGAAGGCTGGCTCGAATGGGCCGCCGCATGCGGCATCCAAATCACCATCGTTGCGGAAATCCGCCGCAACGTCGGTAAGTTCTAAGACTTGCCTACCAAGGGGGAGGGTATCTCCCCCTTGAACTCGGCTTGCTTATCTGTCCCGCATCCGGTACTGTTTGGACATGGAAAAAATCACCGCGGTTCACATCATCGAAGCCAAGCTCTCCCGCATGGGAGATACGGACGAAGCCAAAGCTCTGACGCTCGCTCTCGAAGCACTTTGGGAGCAGATCAACCGCGCGCAATGCGCCGCCAAAAAGTCGACCTGAATCGGCTTGCGTATCTGTCCCGTATCCGGAACTCTATCAACTGTCAGCAACGCAACGCACCTCGGAGTAAACGCATGGCACGCATGAGCAAAACGGAACGATCGGCACGCAAGGCGGAGCGCGCTGCGAGCGATGCTCGGATCGCAGCCCAACAAGCGGAGACGCGAGCAGTCGTTGCCTCTGGTGTTTGCCCAAAATGTGGCTGCGGCTTGCGGCAAAACCTCTCCCTCTCCGGCTGGATTCAGTGTGAGCAACTCGGAGCCATTGGCTTCCGGAAGGACGCCAGCAAACCGGCTTGCAGCTGGGAAGGCTTCACGCACTGAAGCTCCCCCGGAGGCGTGTGTGTAGGACGCCGCCTCCAAAATCGTCTCGAACCGCCTAGCTTATCTGTCCCGCATCCGGTACTGTTTAGACATGGACAACAGCAACTCAGCCGCTGACAGTTTCTCGGGCTTCGTCGCAGCCTTCATCGAAGCCTGCAATGTACGCGTCAAGCTCATCGAGTGTGATGGCAAGGTCCCGCTCTATCGCGACTTCGAGGCGACTATCGGGCCCAAGTATGCCCGCATCTCCTGCCCTAAGAACGGCGTGCGCGCGTTCATCGACCGTGACTGCAATGTGCGTCAAGCCAAGTCCTGGAAACAGGTTGGGCGCATCATCGGCAAAGCATCCGAGTGCTTCGACTACGTTGTCGAACCGCATATGGCGCTCAAGCCGCGCTGAAGCTCTCCCCGGAGGCGGCTTCCTGCCGCCTCAAATCAGCTTGCGTATCTGTCCCGCATCCGGCACCATAAAGACATGAGCAAGAAGTCCCCCAAAGTTGCTACTACCTCAAAACAACAGATTCAAGAGCACGTGCTCTCGACCTTCGCCTACCACTGCGGCGAGATCATGGCGAACACGCACATCAAAGCATTCTGCCTCTCGATCCCGAACGGCATCGAAGTATGTGTGTCGATGAAAGTCGCCTCGTATGACTCAAACGATGTCCGCGCTTGGGATCAAATCGAAGTGAACGGTGTTTTGGTAGGCAACCGGAGCGCTGCGCGCGATGAATATGCCCGGCTGTGCGCTCCTGTCATTGCGGCCGCCTTCGCAGTCTGAGAGCTCCCCCGGAGGCGGCATCTTTGCCGCCTCCAATCGGATTGCATATCTGTCCCGCATCCGGCACACTCTGATCATGGCCAAGAAGACAACCGCCGCCGACAAGACAGCGGCACAAGCCGTGCTGACGTATGCGGCAGACTACGCGAAGAACCGCGGCTTGAAGGCTGCTTTCCCGCGCATCGCAGTCGCGATGATGGCGGATATCCTCGGCTGGCCAGTGCGGAACGTCGACGGGGGTTCGAACATCGCCTACTTCACTACGCAAGAAGCGGCGGAGCTCGCCATCGCAGCTGCTCGCCGCGAACTAGGGGTGTAGGATACTGGCGCCAAAATCGACGTGAGTCGGTTTGCATTCTGTCCCGCATCCGGTACTCTAAACACATGCCGAAGACGAAACAAAGCCGGACCACGAAGAAGCAACCCAAGCGCTCCGCCGACGCAATCCGCGCGGATATCGCGATCGCTCTCAAGGCGGAACACGCCGCAAGCGAGCGGCACGATGTGAGTAAGAGCACTCGCACCCTGCAGAGCTTTGCCGATGCGAGCGAGCGCACGAACGCGCTGTATCGGGAGCTAGCCGCTCACTGAAGAGCAGGGCAGCAGAGGCGGTAGGATGCCGCCTCCCAAAGCAAGTCGACCTGGAGTCAGAAAATGGCTCGGGTCGACTTGCTTTTGTGTCCCGTATCCGGCACACTCTGATCATGGGCAAACGTAACGAGCTCCGGATCGTGCAAGCCGTGTGCGATGCCTGCGAGCACTGCGCGGCTCCCGACCACTCTGCGAAGGCTTGTGTCGATCTAGGCCGCTACTGCCGAGTGTGCGGCTTCACTGGCGAAGTCCGTTACCTCTGCGAGCGGCATATTGCCCGGAGGTTTCCCGCGCGCAGGGAAGCAGGGCACATCGCAGAAGCTGTCTACGCGGCTTCAGGCTCCCGGATCGTTGTCTACGTGGCATCGGAGCAGGGCATCGACTGCGGAGCCCGCTACGCAGTTGTGTGCTCGGCTCACGCAACGATTCTCGGAGAGAGCTCGCTTCGGAGTGCGCGCCGAACGATGCGTCATCCGGAGTTCTGCGAAGACTGCATGAATGCCTCCTTACCCAGCTCTGGCTAGGAGCGGAGTCACCGGAGGCGAGTGACGAACGCCTTAGCCGACCAGAGAAGGACGGCTCTAGCAGGCTGCAGCGGACGCGCTTCCGAGCGTACGAGGGTTAGCACCTCGAACCGCATTTTGCGGCTCTGAGAGGCGCCTAAAACTCCGCCAAGGAGGTCGGGCACCCATGCCCAACTCCCTGACGAAGCCCCGATAGGATACGAAGATCCGAGCTTGCGGCCGCACTGAGCCAAACGCAAAAAGCCTGCGAGACAAGTGCTCGCAGGCTTCTTCGTTTCGACGCGTTCTAGTTGTTGTGCAGGTCAGGCACGCACTGCATCGCCTTGTACGCAGTAGCGTAAAACGCCTCGATTTCAGCGACTGTCGCGGTCATCTCAAGATGCAGTGCGAGCGTGAAGCCTGCAGACCCTACAAGCGGATTAGCTTCGGGCAGGTAGAGCCGGGCTTCACAACTCGCGCTAGTCTGCGCGCCTCTATCCGGAAAGTGCTTATCGAAATACCAAAAGGTGACATTGACGAAGTAGAGCTTCTCTCCCCCGCTTCGGATCACCTTTTGATAAACCGTGTTGTCAGCTACCGGGTTGTCACACTTGTGCGGACGATAGCCAGCTTCGAGCAACGCGCTGACGTCGAGCATCATGCGACCTTCTTCACGCGCGGCTTCGGGCCCTTGACCGGAGCTGCGGCGGCAGACAACTCCTTGCCCTGAATCTTCACGCCGAGGGAGGCAACGAGCTTGTCGATCGCAGCTTGTGCGTTCAGGTCTTCGATCAAGCGATACATCGAAGATTTCCCGATACCCAACGCCGCACACGCATCGCGCATGTTGCCTTGTGAGAGCTTGAGAGCTCGCAGAATCTCCTGAGTCGCCGCCTCGTTACCGTGCAGCGTTTGAATCGCGCGCAACTTCAGCATTTTCTTCACAGTGACCATCCCTTTCAACTCCTTGAGTGTCCCGCATCCGGGACTTCACGTCAAGGTGATTGCTCAACGTCAAGAGTTCGTCAAAAACCGAATTCGACCTTCAGTGTTTTGTGGTGACTAGCCACCTACATGCAGGGCAGATGCAAAACTCCCTGGTGCGGTACAGAATTCGATCAACAACCCCGATAGCAGCTCTCTCAGGCCTCCAGAATCGTCAACCGCCTCCGGTCGCGATGATTCCCTTTTCAGTCGCATCGCCTCGCCTGAGAGTTCGCCAGATACCTCCAACGCCTCCCGCGGTTCCTCGGCTCCGAGTGCGGCAGATCATGCCTGCCTTCATCTCGCCGCAGCCGACGTTACCGCGGCTCCGAGTACGCCAACCGCCTCCGCCGCCGATTGCGCCGAAGCGGAGAGGTCGAGCCCCTGCGCACATACCAGACCCATGGGCGGATCTCGAGTGGGATAACCATACAGCTGCGAAAGATGCTGTGCGCAAGCATCCATGCGGGATGACCCTCGAGGAGATCGGCGAGTACATGTCGATCACTCGTGAGCGCGTCAGACAGATCGAGAACAGCGCGCTCTCGAAGCTCAGAGACAACAACGGAGGCGACGTTAGTTGGATTGGGAAGCTCACGATCGCGACTCCGGACTGCAAGCGCTGCGGCGATCCGTTCGTTCGCCGCACTGGCCGCCAAACGATGTGCGAGTTCTGCGAGTCGACGCGCCGACGCAAACGCCCGCCTAGCGTTTTGTGCGCTTAGCGCTTGGGTCCGATTAGCCGCTTATCCGGCTTCGGCTCCTTCGGGTTCAGGAGCTCGATGTATGCGGCCGCTAGCGTGACTAGAGCTTCATGCGCGGGAGTCTCGGGCCCAACCTTCCGCACGAGCTCCGCTAGCTTCAGCGCTTGAGTGATCGTCACGAGCCCCTGGTTAGGTTCTTCGCGAGAGCTTCCATGCTCGCCTGCACATCGTTGCCGATGATGCCGGTCAAGCCGCACTGGCCACAGTTGCCCTTGCACGTGCCACAGACAGGCTGCCATTGGCCCTCGTGCAGCTTCCATTCGAGCCCTTTGAGCTGCATCTCGAGTGTGATTGCCGGCTGCTGTGGAGTTGTCATCTGCATCGCTCTCCTGCCCGTTCGACCTGGCTTGCAACGCGCTCAGTCGCGTTCGCAACCTTCTCTGTCGCACGAACTTGATCGGCGAGCGAGCGCGCAATCGCATCCATCAGCTGACGGTCGAGAGCCGGAGTCGGATCAGCATGCACGGCTTGGCTAGCCAGCGCGATCGCCACAGCAAAACCGCCGCAAAACATCAGAACATCACGCTTCATGATTGAGCCTCCGCGGGCTCTCTACGGACAACGAACGAAGGAAACGGCTCACCATCTTCATCCCTGCCGTCTCGCCAGACCTCAACGCAGGTCGCTTCGGGATGCTGTTCGAGCCATTCTCTCGCCCAATCGCGCGCGCTTTCACGTGATTGATCGGCCTTGTAGCCAATCAGGTTGCTGTGCTCGTTTGCGAATCCGTACGTATGCAGCGGCATGTGACCTCCATCGAGCTGAAGAGCTCGCGCAACCCGAGTCATGATCGACTCGGGAGCGCCAACGCTTCAGCGGTCGGACTTGCCCACGATGCGCCGCACTGCATCCATCAGATGCAGCTTCGAGCCTCCGAGCGTGTACGCAAACATGGCCCAACCAACGATGCAGCTGACGTCTTCCGAGACCTGCGAAAACAACTTCCTCACGGCTACTCCTTCCGAGCGGTTTGCTCGTCTGGAGTAAAGTGTCCCCTATCCGGGACTCACGCGCAAGGGCTATTCGCAGATTTCAGTGCCAACTGACGGCTACATCGTACTCGCAGCGGCTGGCGATCTTCAGCTCGCCATCGGTCGGAGGCTGGTGAAACAGGAGGTAAAGCATGCCGAACGAGATAGCCGGAGGCGTAACGCGGCAGGTAACCGTGAACTCCGAGGCGATGATCAAGCATCCCTTGTGCAGGACCCAACCTGTGCCAGCTCCGCATGTATGCCCGTCATCGTACGAGTCGCCAGCACAACGGAAGTACTCGTCTCCCGGAGGTAAGTCAGTCTCGATCTTCGCTGTGAGCGTCGAGCTCTTACGCATCATGAACGGTAACGAGATGAGATCCATGTCAGTCACGGAGTGGAGCGTGTACGTACGAGCCCACGAACCTGCATCGGTGTGACCTTCGTCGAGCGCTCCGGTTTGCGGCGGAGTGCATGAGTGATACGGGTCTTCGCAAACATCCGGCTGACACACAGTAGGCACGACGGGCGTTTCCGGAGCAGGTACGATGACAGGTGTAACCGGAGCTGGCTCGGGAGCAGCCTGAACCGGAACAGGCACGACGACAGGGGGAGTCATCTCGGGAGCCGGAGTCGGCTCCTGTGCGATCTCCGGTTCAGGCTGTGCGGCTTGCTCGGGTTGAGCTGCAGGCTCTACAGCGGTCGGAGCAGCTGCGACCGGCTCTGCCTTGACCGGAGCTTGCTTCGCGGCAGGTAGGGGCTGCACGGCTGGCTGCGAGGTAGTCTCGACCGGCTTCGATGGCTCGGGAGCTTCTGCGACCGGCTTGCTGACCCTCTGTATGGGAGCCGGCTCCGGATCGTACGTACCGACGCCTACATCCTGCTCGATCGAGTCAGGCTCCGCGCCAATGCATCCGACACCAGAGCACACGATCAACAGAGCTAGGGCCAACTTCGCCATGATGCGGACAAGCGTCCCGCATTAGGGATAGCCTGTCAAACCCACACTATGGGAGCTTGTCAGCTTCGTGCGAATGTCCGTTGACAGTCGCCGTAACCGCGATCGGAACGACAGACACCTGCAGCTCGCTGAACCCGGCATCTTCGACGCGATCCTGAAGCACAGCTTGCACAACTTCTGCGAACGAACTGCCGAGCACCTTGGCGATCTGGTTTGCACGTCGGAGGGAGAGCGGTTGTATCCCGCGCTCGACTTCCGAGAGCTGTGCTGGACTCATTCCGATCCGCTGACAGAGCCGCGCTTGAGACAGTCCGGCATCTTCACGTAACGCGCGGAGCAGATGCCCATGCCGCAGCAACTTGCTTCTGCCCCACCTTCGATCGTCCGTCCGGTTCATACACCAGACTTATTTGCGAGCTACGTCGTTTCTGACCTGAGCAATGCGTCGATCGCTAGACTATAGGCCTTGAGAACTCGGTCAGTGAACGCCTTATCTGCGACGTGCGAGATCATCTTCGTCTGATCCGCAAACATCTTTTGCCGCTCGGCTAACAGCTTTGCTGCCTCTCTGTTAGTCACACGCGACCAGCCTTTCATTGCCAGGCTTGAGCTGGAGCCCGGTTGCCACGTCTTCGGCTGCTTCTGACGATGGAGGTAGCAACGTCGATCGCGTCTTCTGCGGCGGTTGCTTCACACGCAAGCGCGGGCCCTTCAAGTCACGAGCTTGGAGCGCTCCTGTGATCTCGGGAAACTTGAAGTCCGGCACGAGCCGCGATGACGGGTCACGAAGTACGTACTCGCCGCGTTGCTTCTCTCCATTGACGACGCGCTTCGTGAGAACGGCTCCGTACTTCGGAGCTAGCCACCATCTGGGATCGAGCTCCAACTTGCGCATGTCATCGCGCGTCACGAAGCCCTTCTCGCGAGCCATCAAGCAGAGTTTCACGGCTGCGACCTTCCACGGAGTCATTTTGCGCGGAGCAGGTACGCCAGCGGGGAAGCGCATCTCGACTTCAGGGACCCAATGCCTGTTCGGATGCATCCAACGAACCGCGTAACGGAAGACCTCCGGGAGGTCGAGCCAATCGAGGAACACGCCTTGCAGCACGTAGATCCGAAGCCCCTTTGCGACCTCGAGGAAAGCCGATGACGCGGCAGGTACAAGTACAGCGTGAATCTCAGGGCCAGGTAGCCTTTCGTCTGCCAAAGCCTGAGAGAGAACGTCGACGTTTGGCCTGAGCTTCGAGTGCACACCGATCTGCGCTCCGGTTCCTCGATCAACGATCATGGCGTCCCATGCGCCGCACTCTGGATGCGCTTGATAGCCGCCTGCTCGCGCGGCATCGATCAACGTCTGGCATAGCTCCGACTCAGAGCCGTACATACCCGGAGGAACTTTCGAGCGCTTCATGGCTGACACCAGCCTTGCACGCGATGCCGGAGGGTCTCCATCAGTCTGCACATACTCGGGCCCCACCCCAACTTGAACGTTGGCGTTCAAACAACCGGTTTTTGTGTCCCTCGAATGCGAAGGTTTCGAGAGGATGTTCCGTATGACATTTGTGAGCGTGGAAACCAACTAAGATCGGCAAGATCACCTCAAGTTGTATGCCACACCGATCTTCAGCCGGCTAAATCAGGATTTGGTCATCGTGACCCCGTGATCGAGCCGTAGCCATTCGCCGCCATTGGTCGACCCTTTGGCCGCAAAGAGACACAGCTCGTAACGTTCGCCGTTCTGTCCCGGATGTGAAACACCTATCCGGGCTAGCTCCAGCGCCCTAGGGTTGAAAGTCAGTTTTGTAACCTTGAGGATACAAAATCTTGCGAGCCCGCTCGCGTAACGCGGAAGATCATGGGATGCGCATCGACGTCACAGCGAAGCCGGTCGGTAGCTTCTTCGGCGGCAAGCAGGGACTCAGCGTTGAGTGCGTACACTGCAAGCGACCGGCTCTGAAGCTACCGGGCAGAGAGTACGCGCACGGCTTCGAGTTGAAGCTGAATCAGTTCAACGAGCCAGAGTGCGTGTGGGATCTACCGTGCTCGCGAGCGCGCTACCTGCCAGCATCTAGCCTCGCTTGCTGTTGACGCCATTCGGCCAAAGCAGTCGACAGGCTGACATCGTTCTCCGCGCACAGCACCTTGACCATCATCTCACCGCACGCGACTTGAGCTTCGCGCCAGCTACCAGTGTCTGGATGATGCGGGACTTCGATCCATGTCTTCGCGATGCAGTCTGCACGCACGAGCCTTGCGCGGAGCTCCTGCAGTTGCACCTTCGCCTTCGCTAGCGCAGCAACCAAAGCCCTCTCGCGCTCGGACGCATCGAGAGGGGGCTTCGGAGGCTCGTACAGCTTCGCGTTCTGATACAGAGACCACTTCTCGGGCTGCTCTTTCGGAAACAGTTCTTGTTGGCGTCGGTCCATACAGAGCTAGTTAGTTCTTGTGACGAACTCGCCCACGCACCTGAATCCTTTTCGAAAGATTCCTTATCTCCACCGTGATCTCGGCTTCGTCATCTGGTCTGACAACTTGAAGCTGCATCTCGTCGTTGTAGCGATTGACCGATCCGCAGTTAGCGCAAATCGCGAAGTCTTTTGGTCTCGGTAAGCCTACGCCTCCGACGATGGTTGCGATCTCAACTCTGTCGCCGCACACAGGACACTTGCCGCTCAACTCGTAAGCTTTCCTGCCGGTCGCTTGTTCGAACTCAGCTATCGAGGCTTGCCGATCTCGATCTTTTTCAGCTGCAACTGTGGGCTTCAACTCCTCAAGCATCTCCGCCATCGCGTTCATCACTTCGGGATGAGGCTCGAGACCTGCTTTTTTGGCCAAGCTCTCGAGCATGAGAGCGATCACAGGTGTCGGTTCAGACATGCCTGCTTCGCCTAATGCTTTGGCTAGCTCGATCGTGGTTTTCACTCGGTCGGCTAACTCGAAGTGGCCTTCGAGTGCTTCATTCTCTGTGTAGTAGCTCCGGCTCGCGATCTCTCGCATGTCACTGTCGCCTTCGCGATAGTAAGCTATCGATTCGAAGATCTCCGGCTGGCTCTTCTCGTCTGGGTCGAAGCCTAACCAGATCGTTGCTACGAACGTACTTGGACCAAGTTGGTTGCGAGCGAGAAGCCGATACCGTTCGTCCATCCGCAACCGGTTGTATTCATCGCGCGTGATCGGCTTCATCTTTCGATCGAAATACCGAATATCGTCGCGTTCTTCAGCTGGCTTCCGACTCGCCTGCAGCTCTTCGATGAAACCAGACGTCACAACTAACAAGTCAGACATCTTGTGCTGATGCTCGTCGAAGAACTCCAACAAGCTAGCGAGCGCTGCTTCTCGCGTCGGAAACTTACGCCGCAACTGCTCGCCATCAGTCAGCTCTCGTTGCTCGAAGATCTGCCTAACGAGTGCGTGCTTTCTCACGTCGGTCAGATCGACGAAGATCCGATCTCCAACTTTGGGTACATGGTCAACGACGCGTTCGCCTGTTCCGACATACTTCAACGTCTCGCCTGTGACAGCTGACTCGATCGCCTTTGGCGCGCCGCCATCGCGAGAGTTCCAAATCTCTTCGGTCTCTGCCCCGTTGCTATACGTGATCATGCAGAACGCCGACTTGTGCCTATACCGTTGAGCCATCGCTTCCCCCTTTCGGCAACGTGTCTTCGAACGAAAGATGCTGCTCGCCATCGAGTCTGTAGTCAGCGCTGATTTTGCCGCGGACTACGCCTAGCCGAAGCAGGACGTTGTTTCCTTCAGTCAGCTGGTTATGCAGCCAGCCGACACAGACAACCTCTCTACCGACATTGCTCTCGTGACATGCCATCAGGCGGAGCTCAGTCGCGTTCGGATCGAAGTGGCCCTTCGCGATCGTGTTCTTCAACGCGCAGTGCTTCTCGCGGTCGTAGCCTTTCGGGATATCGAACGCGTTCGATCCGACCTTCCACGGGCATTTTTTACACTGCCTGCGAGTTCTGTTCACGTGCCCTCCCTTTGCATGCCCGCATACAACAGCACTGCGCATGCCGATGACAATACCCCTGCATTGGCTAGAGCTGTGGAGTCCCGTTCTACGTTTCCGACGAACGGCGGCCACAGGTGACCGGCCATCACCTCCCCCGGGTTTCTTGTCTGCTAGACAAGTTGGCATGCCATCCGACTACGAAGAACCGCTCGCCGCCTTTCAAGCCAGACTGCGAGAGATCCGCGAAACCGCGACGAAGGATCCGGAAGCTAGCCGAGTTCGCGCTGCTCTGCGAAGCCATGCTCGAACACGACCCATCGGCTACGGTGCTCGACTTCATGATTCAGGTCATCACGCCGAAGGCACTCTTCGAGACCTTGCTCGAACGGTCGGACGAATGCCCCGACTGCCTTCGAGCCTGCTTTGATGACACCGGGAAGACCTGCGAGCGTCACTCATCCCAGTGATCGCGGTCATCGGGGCCACTGCCTTCCGCGAAGATCACCGCAAGAAACAACACCACGAAGATCACGAGAACCGGCTCTCCGAGAGTCACGGATCCTTCCCGTGCGCTGCTTCGAAGCTGAGTACCGGGCCACCATTCCAGCCATCGATCCCGGCTCGCTCTTCGCCCGTTGGCTCTCTCGGTTGTGCGAGTACATCGCCCAACACGAGCAACGAGCTCTGCCTATCCGGGATGAACCGTTGCAGCTCACGGCTCAAGAAGTACTGCAGGAGATCGAGACCACCACACGCACTGCAATCGGCGTTCGAGCCGAGATAGATGATCGTCCGTGCGCTAGCGACCAGATCGAGCAAGCCAGGTACGAACCTGTTCGGAGGCCAAGAGAGGAATGCCACATCGATCGGCTTGCTCAGTACGTACTTCTCGAACATGGCATCGACGAAGATGAGATCTCCCGGCAACATGTACTCGAGAGCTCGCCTGCGACCATCCCTTGGCAACACGTAGTCGACTACCGTCACAGTGCGCGCGTTGCATTCGAGCAGAAGCAACACGGCCAAGTGACAGTCACCGGCTCCGAGATCGTGCACATGCCTGTCTGTGACGACTTCGGCGATCGCGGAGAGCTGCTTATCGGTCGGTTTTGCGTACGGCATCTTTACGCTGACGCATAGGGAAGCCCGGAAGCGTCTTCACGAACTCCTTCCAAGCAGGATCTGATGGGCTCGCCGCGATGAACGGTTGGGCTTCGTCCATCATGCGCTCAAGCTTGGTCATCGTGTCTCGCTCAGTCGTGAGCAGCCGATAGGCGAGCCAAGCCACTGTGTACTGCTCGCGCGCTTCTTCGGGAGTCATAAAAACAGGGTAGCGAACGGACAAGCATCGAGCAGATCTCGTGACCAGGATCTACAGCGCATTCACTCACCGCCTGGCAACGAGCAATTGTGAGCCAACGAGCAGATAGAGGCTGAAGTGCAGACCGAACCCCAGAAACGAAATTCCACCGGCTCTCGCCGGCAATAGTTTTGCGTCTCGTTCGCTACCCCTTCTCTCATGCAGATGCCGAAGGATTACTCCATCAGCTCCGCACTCAAGCTCTCGATATCGAGCGCAGCCGCATTCGCGACCGCGATCGCCTGCCGCAGTTCCGCGGCTTGCTTGCCTGCGAGCAGCGCGCGATCGGCTGCTTCGAGCGGCGTTAGCGTAACTACCGAACGAACGCGAGAAGGATCGCGCTCATCGTCATCTCTGCCATAGGCATCGCGCTTGGATGGTGCTGCCGCACTGCGCCACATCTTCTCGGATCGCCCAACTCCGCCGACTCGCTTGATCGCTTCAGCGAGCGAGATGGAGCGGCCTCCGATCTTCACGACCTGCTCTATGTTGTATCGCATCTGCGCCGTTTGCAGCGCCGCGATCGCAAGGTCAGCCGTAACGAACGTGTTCATCACTTCATCCGGAGTAGGCTTGTGTTCGTCGGGAAAACGCTTGAGCGTGTTCTCGAACATGGACGCGGCAGTATCGCGCCGCAGCGTATGCCGCTTGATCGCTTCGCGTAGTGCATAGCCGGTGACTCGCATGCCGCCCGTGTTGGCACATGGTCGCGTTCACGTCAACGGGCTTTGACCGCCTCGGACGCGAGTCTCTTGGCTTCTGCAAACACAGTCTCGACCTCCCACAGGCTAGCCAACTCCCCCGGATAGGACGGGCCCTCGAACTCGATCATGCCATCCGTATCTTCGCAAAAGCCGTCCCGCATCTCCTGAGTCCAACCGTCGAAGTTCCGCTTGCTCGTGAAGCCGCAGCACTCGCCATCGGCGAAGATCGCAACATACGTTTCCATCAGCTCGGGCGCTTCTTCGTGAGCGCACGACGTTGCTGACGAGCGAAGTCGGCGGCGCCCATCTTGGCTACCTTCCGCTTCATCGCGTCAGTCTGCTCATCGGTTGGCATCTCCCATCGACCACAGCCGCACGGGTATAGCCAATCGAGAGTTGTTCCCATTCGTGCTATGCCAGGAGATGACGAATCGCGGCCATGCATCGCTGTAACGCGGATGCGTTCGAGACTCGGAGGTGCTCCTTCCAAGTCGACGCCTTGCGCGTCAGCGATGATGACGTCGTAGCTCATGATGGCGAAGTGATGATCGGTTGTCTCGCACGAGTTGTAACACATGTACCCCTCGTGCTTGCTCGTTGTCATCCCGAGCTCTCGCGCCTTCGCCAGCCACTGCGGCCGCAATTGCATCGCTGCATCGAGCATCTTCCTGTGTTCGGGCGAAGCGTCGCTCGCTCGGAAGATCTCGGCACTACCGCCGCAGTACTTGCAACCTGGTATCGAGCACTCTCGCCGATCGTGGTCTGTCATCGATCCTCCGTTCATCGAGCACGCCGAAGCGGTAGCGAGCTCAGACATGCCTTGCAAGGGGTGATGTTGATCGGCATCTTCCGGCATCGCTCGCAGGCCGGATCGCACAACACAGGGAAGTTCGCCCGCGCCCATCGCAAGCGCTTCTGCACGGTCGACAGCGAGTAGCCGAACACGTTCGCCACGTCCTTCAGCGTGTGGCCGCGCCAATGGGCAATCGCGATCCGTAGGGCCTGCTCTTCAGCGAACCGCAACTCTGTCTGCCGAGCGGTTCTCTCCAGCTCGCTCCGCCTTCCTGCTTGCCGTCGTGCCGTGTCCTGCTTGCGCAGCAGAGCCGCTAGCTCGCCTCGTAGGGCCAGCACTTCGGCGGCGAGTGTCTGCTCCGCCCATGAAGCCTTCCGGAGCGTCAGGAGGCGGAGAGCAGACTCTACAGCGGCACTTCGCGCGGCTTTGGTCGGCATCCGCCAAGCTCACTGAACATCGGGAGTATTGTCCATAGAATCGTCCAGAGCTCCCCCGTTATCCGGCTCTAGTTTGCAGGCTGCTTCAGTCAAAAGCCCCACGATTTCAAGCGGTAGCCGAGGCCGGGGTCGAACCGGCACATCCTGCAAGGGATACCGGATTTTGAGTCCGTAGGGATCGCATGCTAGAAGCCGTTTCAGCGGGTTTTGACGGGTCCTAGCCTCCAGAAACCCACTGAACAAACCCGTCTGGACAGTTGCATGGACGATTCTCCGAGCTGTCTGGACGATTCTCCCCACGGGAAGCAGCAAAGCGCATGAAACCAAGCGAAACCAAGCCAGCGACAGGCTCTGCCGAGTGGTTGCCTACGAAGGGCGGCCGCTACGTTGCGAAGATCAGCGTTCGCGGAAGCCGCATCCGCGAAGAGATGCTTGCCGACGATGGTCGACCTCTCTACACGAACAAGGAAGCAGACAAGGATGCCGCTCAAGCTGCGGCGAAAAAGTTCTCGACTGCATTTCGAAACCCCGCAGCAGAGATGCCCGAACGGCTCCGAGCTGAAAAGAAGGTCAGAGCATTCGGAGAGGAATGGACGTCGGGCAAGCTGCATCAAAAATACGGCGAAGTGAAACGACTCAAGATCAAGAAGTCTGCCGAAGATGACGTGCGTCGCCTCGAACAACACGTGTACCCATACCTCGGAGACATGGCGGTCTCCGCGGTCACTGAGCAGGACGTCGAGCGAGCCTTCGCAGCTGCATGGGTCGCCTACAAGCGTCGATACAAGAAGAACCCGAAGCAAGGCACGAAGCGGCAAGTGTACATGGTCACGCATCGGCTCTTCGACCTTGCCATCCGCCCCGGTCGGCTTCGCGAAGACAACCCTGTCAGCGATGACCTGCTCCCGAGCAAAGGCCCGTCAAAGCTCTACAGCTACCTTTACCCGGTCGAGCTCCTTGCTCTCTTGATGTGCATCGCCATCCCGATCGAACGCCGCGTGTACTACGCGCTAGCTACGTACACGGGTCTGCGCAAAGGCTCGATCCCAATCGGCAACCGATCGCGTGCTACCGCCGACGAAGAGAGCCGCATCGAGTTCTTTCTCTGGAGCTCGATCGACCTGACCCACTCAACGATCCTGAGTCTCGTGAACAAGAACGATCATCCCGTGATGTTCGTGCAACGCGACGCGGAGTCACCGGGAATCGGTTCGCTCATCGAGCTCTTACGTAGATGGCGAGAATACTGCGGCTGGCCCTCTGACTCGAAGCCGGTCATCTCCACACTGCACTGCAGACGCCGCTTCGAAGCCGAGACCCTTCGCAAGGATCTGCTCTGCGCTGGTGTCACTCGAGGGATACTCTTCAGCAACACAGACAAGATCCAAGCGTTGCGCTTTCACGACCTGCGAGCGACCTTCGTCACTTGGGCTAAGCGAGCTGGCAAAAGCGATGGATGGATCACAGATCGAACCGGTCACATCACGAAGGAGATCATGGATCGCTACGTCCGAGCGGCGCGGAGCCTCGAAGACCTCCAGCTCAACCCGGGTCCGTTCCCCGATATCTCTCTCGCGATCCCAGAGCTCGCCGCCATGAACGTCTCACGGCTCTCGAAACACTAGAGCCCGTTACGGCGAAGCGCTCGCTGCACTGACCTGTCTAGCTCGCTCGTAGGCGCATCGGTCTTAGGTTCAACCTTCTTCGGACCGATGCGCCTTGCAGCCAAGAACTTGCTCAGCTCCGAACGCCGCATCATCAACCGCCGACCGACGCGGCTCACCTCGCACTCGCCGCGCTCCGCAGCTGCGATGATGCGCCGCCATGGGTAAACCTCTCCGCGGATGTTGATCCATTCTTCATCGTTCGCGCTGGCTCCTGCTCGATCAACGAGTGCCGCCAGAAGCTCGCGCAACGTCATGTCGAGCGGGTCGGTTTGCTGCGCTTCCTTGGTCATCAGTCGAGCCTCTCTCGCGGAGCTGGCTTGATCGGAGCCCGGAGCTCTGTTCGGTCCGAGCTGACAAGCGGATGGTAAAACGAAACTCCGCGCGGCAGTCCTTCGAACGTGAAGTACAGGCCGCACTCGCGACAACGGATCTTGATCGCAGCCATGAAGGCCGATGCTGCGCCGTCTGTCTTCTCTAGCCGCGTCATAAGGTCGACGAGCCGCGTGACTTCCGCTTCGACCACGAACTCGAGGTGAATGCAGTCAGTCACAGAGCCCCCGTTCCGCCGCAGTTCGTGCACGCGCCTCTATCGTTCTCGCCGCGTCCATTGCATGCGTTGCACGGCTCATCTTCGAGCATGATCGATGCTTCTCGTACTGCGACGACTTCGAGCTTGATGAGCGATGCAATCAGCGGAGACGAGCGAACGGCTAAGAGCTCCAGCCGTTCCGCCGCGCCTTCGAGTCGTTGCCTGAACGTGGTTCCACCGATCTTCATTTAGCCTCTGACTGCAGCTCGCGTATGAACGCCTTCACGTAAGCAGCGTTGCGCTTCGCGAGCGCGCCGACGTTGGCTGCATCAGACAGTCTATTCAACCGAGGCTCTTCGGAGACGGTAGACAACTTGTGCGCGTAGTCGACCGCTCGTAGGTAGAGCGCGCGTGCATAACAAATGTCCAAGAGAGCAGCGACCTGCTCTGCAATCTCGCGTGTGTTCATGTTGTCGGCTCCCCTTTATCGTCGTGCCATGCGACAGCATCTGTAGGAACTGCCTTCCACGGCTGACCCGGCTCACGCGTCCCGTGGCACAACGCTGCATAGTGCACGCATGACGTATCGTGCAAATCGAGCGCATCCCCTCCGAGCTCCGTGAACTTGCCGCATGCGGTACAAACCCAACGTTGATCGCTACCTGCCTTCATGGGTTCAATCTTCCGAGCCTACGAGCGAGCCGTGTGCTCGGTCCGCGTCTGATTTTGCAATGCCGTAGATCGCTTCTGTCTCGCCAGCACGAAACTTGTACTCCCGGCTTTCTCCATCGACTTTCGTCAGCCAATGTTCATTGGTGCCAGCGCGAAGGCCACCTAGTGACACGTTGAATGTCGCCCACCATCGATCCTCTTTGCTCATGACTTCTTCGCCTTTGCTAGCAACTCATCCCGCATCTGTCCGAGTCCGCGTCCCATTGCTGCTCGAAGAACCGACGAACGTGTGATCACCATACAGGCTGCTTCCTCCGCCAGATCCATCACAGCATTTGCCAAGCGCAACAACTCACCATCGAGCCGGATGACGAACGGCGAGCTCTGCTTTCGAGTGCGTTTCTTCTTCTTCGTCATGAGCTTGCCTCCGTGGGTAGCAACTGCTGCTTCTGCAGGTGCTGAAGAACGGAGCCGCCGCTCTGCAGCATGATCTGGCCGAGAAACGCGCCTTCGAACGTCAGGATCCCGGACTCGATGGCCATCACTTGCCCCTTGATCCAATCTCTCAAGATTGAATACACAGCGAAGCTCGCGACTCGCAGCGCTTCGCGTTCGTGGTCGACCTTGGCTCGCCGCATGCGGTTCGACCACGGATGCGCCTTGAGCCACTGAGCCGCGTAGCCTGACATCGAAGCTTCAACGTGCATCTGCATGTTGCGGTACTTGAACTGTATGATGAGCGTCTTACGTTCGAAGTCCTGCATGGCTCCAAACGACTGACAGCCAAAACGATGCAGTGTCTTCTCGATCTCAGCTAGTGCGCGTTGTCCGCTCGATGCCGTCTCGTATGGGACTCTCATTCGTCACACCAATCTTCGTCGAGCAGCTGAAACAGCAGTTGCAGAAAAGTCGTGTTGACGATCATCTGTCCGAACCGCTCACGCGGACGCTCTAGCCAACGCTTCTTGACGTTAGCTAACAAGCCATCCATGTACGCCTCATCACGAGCACCGAACGGATGTGCTTCGTGCCACTGCTTGACCTCATCTCTTGTCATCGTAGTTCCTTCGGGATTTTGAACCGCCAGTTATCGAAGACCTGCAACACCTCTCGTGCATCACGCCGCGAACTATCACGCCGCTCGTTGCGTTTGACGTTCGGCGGAAGCTCCGACTTGCAACCATGCCCACGTCTGCAGCGACAACCGCCTCTGCGAGACCGGCTCACTTCGCTTGCTCCAGCAAAGCTCCCATCTGCTTCGCCGTGAACGCTCCCGGTACGTAGTACGCGATAGCCGAGAGAATCACTCGGGCTCGGACCTTGTCTGATGGGAGCGCTTCGAGCGCTTCAAAGACCTTCGTCGCGTTGTCGATCATCGCTACGTCTGAGACGGGATAACCAACGCTGTAACCCGGTGACTCGACGCGCGCCTGCTCGCTCATGGTGGTTTCTTTCGTCTGAGAAAGCCGACAACGGTTGTTTCATCTGTCAGCTCGATCGCTTCTTCAATCTTGGCTGCTGCATCGGTAACGCCTGCGACCGCATCCGCGACCGCCTTCGCTTCGACCTGACTGAAGTTCGTGCTGAAGCTCAACAGCTCCTGCAGTCTGGCAACGTGCATTCGTTGTGCTTCGAGAGCGATGCGAAGTCGCTTCAACAACAGATGACTCTGACGGCGCGGACTCATGCGCTCAAAACTACGGCATCTTAGTAAGAACCGCTCTCCCGCGTCACCAGCGACCGGGAGAGCAGAGCCCGCTACTCGTTGCCTGACAAGGATCCTAGTTGCTCGTCAACGCCATCCGGGACACGAAAAACGACAGTGCCGCAGTGATGACGCAAAGCACGAACAGCTGGAGCCAGGTACGGCCGCGGAACAAAAGCAGGCCGTTGAGCGATGCTATGCTGAGATGCAGAGCCAAGATGCGCACGACTATCTTCACGAGCACGAAGCACTCATAAAGCAGTTCAGTAAGTCGATTCCTGTGGAGCCGTCGCAGCTTCGCCATTCGCATGTTGAGCCTCGATTCGCTCCAAGAACTTCGCCATCATCACTTGATCGTGTTTGCCCATACGCTCGAGATCGATGCACAGCTGCTTCATCGCCTGTTCCTGAAAATACTTGCTCACCATCATCGCGATCACCGAAGCGCTACACACTCCGAGTAACACATATCCTTGCGAGCTCTCCGGACACTCGAAGATCGCCCACAGGCAGAGCCCGCCCATACCGACCCCTTCGGCCATGGCCATGAACGAACGGAACCAACTCCGCCCCGACCGTCGAAGCCTCACTTCGGTTTCGATCGAGCGCTCCAGCCGCGCTGTCACGTCCTTTAGCTTCTGTTCGTCATTCATCGGATTTCACGCGGAGCTTGAGCATGGTCGGTTCTGCCGTAGTATCTCGGGCAAGCGATGCCGATCAAGTACGAATACCTGCTCTGCAAGAAGTGCCGCGCTGTCGTCAGGAAGGCGAACGCCGCTGAACAAAGGCGGCGGAAGAAGGCAGGCTTGCCCGAAGGCGGAAGGCCTCCGCTGCCTCTCAGTGACCGCGTCATCAAGGCAGTGATCGCTGGGAGGCTCACCATCCCCGAAGCCGCTGAGAAGCTCGGAGTCTGCGGCAACACGGTGCGACGTCGACTCCGAGCCTACTGCGGCTAACGAGCCGGGCACTCTCCGTCGACACGCGCCGCATACCCTAAAAAGGTAGCTCGCCTGCCGCACTCCCCAACGGCATCGCCTCTATCCACGTTCTGCAGACATCCGGTCATGAACTCGTCGTATTCGTCCGGCTTCACGGCGCAGTAACTCACCTTGCACGAAGCACCGAACAACACGGAGAGCACGACTAGCAGCACTGACAGCGACGCAAAGAGCACGGCCGTGCATTTTGGTGAAATCAGCCATACCCAGAGCAGCGAACGCAGACTATGCATGCAACTGACGGCGGCGGTCACTGCTGCCCCCCCTGTGGTGGTTGCCCCGTCATATCTTTCAGCCTGATGTTGTCCCGGAGCTCGATCGTCGGCGGCATCGACGCTCGCCGTGGTTGCCGCGCCTTGCCGGCTTCTCGAAGCCGCTCGGTTGCCAGCTCGAGAAACGGACGCCACTTCGCCTCCGGCATCGGCTCTGCGAACGCGTGAGTCACCACATGGCCACGCGGAGAGAGGATGCGTGCCTTACGTTCTTGTTGGTTCATCTTGCGCACGAGAGTGACGCAAAGGTCCTGAACGAAGCTCTCGTGAAAGCAGCCTTGAGGGTAGAGATACACGTCCCGCTCTCGGAACGTGAACGGAGTCGTCTTCGCGTGGAAGTACTCGCCGCGTGAGTCGACCTGCCCGTCGAACAAGCCTGCCTTGTACACGCTCTCATCCGCCATCGCCTTGCGAGCGTTGACGACGTCATGCGTCTCCCATTGGCCTTCCGGATGCGGAGTCAGGCGGAACTCAACATGGCCGATCGAGCCGAGCAGCACAGTCGAGCGGAGGTCGAACCGATGATCGTGGATTTTGCCGCTGTCGCGGATGCCCGGCTTCTCGAGGTCTGGATGCCAGACGTGAACGCGGAGCTCTTCACTCTCACCTTCCTCGAGGTAGGCTTGCAGCACGCCTAGGCCGTTGTATCTCCACTTCAGATACGGCATCGACGCTGCGACTGTTGACCGAAGGTCTGCGAAGACCCTGCACGGAATTAGATCTGGAAACGTACTAACCGTCTCGACGCTCATGCGGATCTGATTGTGTGCTCTCCGTAATCGGGACACCAATACCGCACGTTTTAGGGGTGCAACGCGCCATTGGTGTCAGGATGCCGCAGGTAAACCAGCAACGCCCACAGAAGGATTGATCGCCACGTCTGAACGGCTGCGGATGCTCGCAGTCGTATGGACAGTGATCGTGGTCGAGCTCAGTCACAGCGAGTTCGTCCAGAAGACTTCGCTGTTGCGTTGAAGCTTGCCCTTCACTGCCTTGCGTACGGTCTCCTTGCCGAGCCGCCTGAACGGAAGCCAATCCGCGCCGATGTTCTCGCAGACAACGACTTGACCAGCTCGCTCCCGACACCATCCGCCAAGCTGCTCGTAGTCGATGTCTTTGGAGCCATGCACGTAAGTCGAGCCTTTGACCTGATACGGCGGATCAACGAACCACGTTGCTTCGATGTTGGGCGAGCTCTCGTAGCCGCCTTCGACGATCTTCCAATGCTTGATGCGCTCGACTAACCGAGCAATCAAGCCCCGTCGCTCGGCTCCCCAATACCATCGAGGATGATTGCCCTCCCGGAGTGCCTGCGCATGATGCCACCTAACGCTAGCTCGTTTGGCTGGCTTATACGTGGTCGGGTCAAGCCACCATCCAACGAGCCATTTAGCCTCCTGCGGAACGTTGCCGAGATCATCCACATCGCTGACGAGCGGCAGGCTTCGGATCTCGAACGCAGAGACATCGATCAAGTAGCGCCACAGCGATGGACTTCTCGACAAGAATCACCTTCCGGTCAGGGTAACGGAGCGCATACGAGGCTCCGCCTGCGAACGGCTCTATCAACGCATCATGCTGCGGAGACGGATACATGAGCGTGAACGCCTTCGCACCAAAATACGGGATCAACCGCGGACACATGGTCAAGTCGAGCTTGAGCCGCTGCATCGATGCGTTGCCCGTCATTTTGTCGAATCCTCATCGTCATCTCTGTTGCCCTGTTGCAGCTTCATCGCCTTGTTGAACGAATCGACGCATCGGTTACCGAGACTGAAAGAACCCTCCATGAAGATCCATCCAAGGATGAAGGTGAGAAACGGGTTCTGCATGCACCAATCGATCACGGCTTGCTCGCGAGCCTGGAGAGACTGTCTCGATACTGCTTCTCTCTTGTCTTCCAAAACTCAGCCGTGCTGCCAAGCGTCTCCGCCAACTTCTCAGCGAGCTCATCAGTCAGCGGTTCTCGGCCTTTGACTACAAGCTCGAACACGTATCGCGACACGCCTAGCTGCTTCGCAACTTCTTGCCGATTGAGCTGACGTTCTTTGACGATGTCTTCGATCGTTGCTCCGGGAGGCGAACCCCAATCGGGCTCGAACGGAGTCAGCTCCAACACGACAACTCCATCGCCCCCGGTTTGTGCCGGCTCGCCTGGAAAACGTCCGGGCTCGCCGCCTCTGCCTAAGCTGGCATGAGCAGGTCGCTCTGGCCATGTTGCAGCGCAATCCTTGCAGACGTGTTGTCCTGCTGCGCTGAAGAACTCAACTCGAAGATGGTTGCATTCGACGATGGGCATGCGCCGAACTCTACCCGATCGCGCGCACGATGGAACCGCCAGTAGCTCCGGGTCCGAAGAACCGCATGAAGATCTTCCTGCCGACTTCGCGCGCGAACCACTTCGCCATTAGCGCATCGCCCGTATGCGCTTCCGGCACATAATCGATCATCTGCGATACGACGCTCTCGACTTCGTTCTGCTCGTCTTCGGTCTCGCAGGCATCCGGCAAAATCCAACGGCGAGCCTCGTACTCGGCCGCCATCGATGCCACGCCGAAGCGAGGATCACTCTTGTTGCGGCCTGTACGGAACGGCACGAGAGCAACGCCGACGTCCATGTCATGCTCGTTAGCCAGGTCGAGAATCCAGCGCTGAACACCGTTGTTCTCGACCACGATCCAATGGTTGCGCGGGAAGAGATGACCGACCGCCGCAACTTCATCCAAAATCTGCCGCGCGCGCCAACGACCGGAGCGGATGCGCACGACCTGCCGATCCTGATTGGGATGGAAGAACACGCTGACGATCGCAGTGCGAGCACCGATCTTCTTCGTGTCGTCGCCAGCCGCCAAGTCGATGCCGGTCACAACGAGCGAGCGATCGGGCATGATATCGAGCGAGTGCAAGAAGCCGTAACCGGCTCCGCGCTTCTTCTGCGCATACTCGACGTGTTCAGGCCGGAACACACGCGAAGAGTCATCGCGCGGATCGCACTCGAACGAACGTGCGTACTCGAGAGCTCCGAGATCCTTGCGCTTGAGCTTGAGCCGCTCTTCAGTCCACAGATGCCAGGAGATCGCGCCATCCGGATTACGGATCGGCCGCTTGATGAGATGCCAGCCGCGATCCTTGACCGACTCGTGTGCGAGGTCGCGCGGATGCCAAGCGTTCGTGAGAAACGCGATCATTGCGTGCGCAGTGATACGCGTTAGGACCGTGCTCTTTACCCAGCTCGACAGCTTGCGGCGCTGTATCTCGCTCGCCGTGACTGTCTGGTCGAGCAAGTCATCGATGACTAGGAAGTCGACGCGCGAACCGCCGATGCGTCGGCTGTTGTAACCGACTGCAACGATCGACGGGTTACGATCGTAGGCAGAGCGCTGAACAACGATCGCGTCATCTTTCCAAATCTGCCCGCGTCTGAGATTGGGGAAGACCGCATGCAGCTCTTCGCTGTCTTCGATGTACTTCTTGATCGTCGAGAGCGTGTTGACCGCGGCTTCTTCCGCGTTGTAGAGCAGCATCACGCGCAAGTTCGGGTTGCGCCCTAGCTCAAACAACACGCGCCCAACGGCTATCTGAGAGGTGTTGTGCGTGACCGTGTACGCCCGGCCAGCGAGATACGTTCGGTTCTCACTATCGACCGCAATGCAGCGAACCGGGACCGACTCGATCTCGCGAATCGCAACGACATGCTTCCAACTCGTACGAGTCGAGCCGCCTAGCTGCTGCTTCGCGAGCTTCCGTGGCAACCGGAACACCGGCTCACGCGCTGTGAAACAGATCCGCCAACGCCGACCGACTACGCGCCCGTTCAAACAGGAGTCGGACTCCTTCATCGTTGCGCGGAAACCCAGCGACCGAATCAACTCGAGTGAGTCACTCGCGAGCCTGCCGTTGCAGAGCGTGAGCTCGACTCGTGAGCTTCCTCCGGCTGCTCGACTCACGCTCCCGTCAGTATCGAGCAGGCCGGCTAGCAGCTCCCGTCGATCGTACACAGAAGCCGTCAGATAGTTGGTCGGGATATGCTTGTCATCCAGCACTCGCAAGCGACGCAACCTACCGCGGATCGCTCCCCACCCTGACCCGAGAGTCCCGGTCTTCACATGCCCGTTGTGCCTATCCACGCGCGGAGCTCTGCCGCCGACTCGTGCAACGCACTCTTCCCAAACGAAGCTATCCGCCTCGCCGAACGTCAACGAAGCATCGCTCGCAGTGCCGTCGCCGAGCCATGCTCCCAACACATACGGGTCAACAAGCAACCTGTGTCGCTCATACTGCACTGCTCCAGTGCACGGTACCGACCACACAAAATGACCGTCTGACTCCGTGAGCTTGCGCTGCATGTCGAGCGTTGTGACAACTCGAGTGCCGAACGCCTGCCGCTTGCGAACATGCCATTGATGATCGGCATCCGCCTTGAGAATCGAGCCATCTTCGAACTCAACTTCGAACACGCGTCGACCCAGCTGCACAGGCGTCGCAAACGTAACTAAGCACGGCTTGCCATCGCCTCCGAACACACGATCGCCGCACTTCAGCGATCCCATCGTCCGCCAGCCGTCTGGCGTCGGAATCTCTGTATCGAGCGTCAGCGCCTTCCCGCTCTCAGGATGGCTGATGACAACGATCTGCCTGTGTACTGTCAGATCGCGCTGAAGCTGCTCGTGAAAGGCGTTCTGCTCGATCGCCTTGCCGTCGACGTCTTTCAGTACGTACTCACAGAAGGCGTCTATGTCGTTGCGGCAGAGCTCGTGATACTTGGCCTTCGCCTCCGCCGCCTTGTGCAGCAGAGCCATCTGAATCTCTTGATCGGTTGCCCCGTCGTCTTCGACGTCATCCGGCTCCGGAGCTGGCTCAGGAAACCCGGGAGGCGTCTCAAGGCGCAACGGGGGCTTCGGTTCCTTGCTCGGCTCCTGCGGCCGCACAGGAGGCGGAACGATACGCACTCGGAGCCGCGGTTTTTGTATCCTCGAGGTTACATTCTCGCTCGCCGCCTCACTGGCTAGAACATCATGACCCGGACTAGCTAGCGTCGTTGACGCTGCGAGCGTGGATGCCGCGATCGTCGCCGCCCATTTCACTCGGTAACGCATCAGAGCGACACAGGCTCCCAAGTCTTTGGCTCACAGCCGAGCAGGTCGAGCAGCTCTCCGTATCGGAAGCCGCCTGACTCTAGGAACTCGCGAGCTGTAAGCACGTGGCCATGTCTCCAAACATGGATGTTATACGCGGTCGCATACTCGGACCATGCAACATGCCCTGTCGGCTTGTCGCCATCCGCACGCACGCGAGCACGCTCGACCAACTCCATGATCACCCCTTCTTGCTCGCCGCCGTGATCAAGCCTCTGCGTTGTGCTCGCAGGATCGCCTTCTGAACTTTCTCGATCCATACAGCGGCATCCGCAACAGCATCGCCATCAGTCTCGATCGGTATGTCAGGGCCAGCATCGATCGGCGTGTTCATGACCATGCGCTCTGCCTTCACTGCCATCACCGAAGCTTCAGCGTTGAAGCGCGCGATAGATGCGGCCGCACGAATAAGCTGCAGCTTCTCGCCCATCTTGAGCGTGCCGTTCGTGGCTTCTTTCTCAAGCTGCTTCTGCAGGCTCCCGCTAAGCTGACCAGCTCCGCGCAGCACCTGTGCAGTCATCAGGTTGAGCGCGATCGCGTTGCGCCGATTGATCTGCACGAGAGTCGCTTCTTCAGAGCGACTCTTGAGCGAGTCCTTCCGCGCTCGCTCCCGCTCTTCTTCGCGCCGCACCATCTCCTTGATGCGGAGCTCTTCGGCGCTGGAGATCACAACCGCGCGTTCATGGTCGGTCGCTTGCGGTAGCTTGTCGAGCGGGCCCGCTGACGGCGGGAGACTGCCTTCCATCAACTGGCGTTCAGCTCTGATCTCATTCGCCGAGAACGCATCTTTAGCCAAGATGGTTCGAATCGGCGGATAGCCAATCGATGGATAGCCGCGCTTGAACACGCGGGTTGTGCGAGCGATCGGCCAACCGAGCTCCATCGCGGTCTGATGAAGCCTGCCGTCGTGCTTCGCATATACCGCTACGATGCGCTCCCATTCGACAGGGTTGATCGTTGTCGGTGCTGACATGATCAGTAGCCTGCCTGAAGATCAGGAGACCTAGCCAGCTAACGCGCAGCTTGAAGCGAGCAGTGTTTCATGCCCCGTGCCACCTTGAAGACCTACCGAAAATCTCCGACGGATGATGCAGGCTCTCCCTACATACCATGCCGCATCGCTCCAAGCTCCGCGGTCTGCAGTCTCGCAGTCAGCGGCGAGCTACGTCAAACGCGCGCGGAGCGGAGCGCTGTAGATCGCTGCTGCCGCTGCGATCACGACTGCATAACCTCCGACAGCATCCCTTACCCAGTGCAACGTATCGCCCGGCTCCAACGTAACGATGCTCGAAGTGCGCACTAGCTCGTCGAAGTCCGATGCCCACTTTGCGGGAAGCACAGGGAGCCGCTCCAACGCCTTCGCGAAGACAACGGCTCCGATGCCTTGAAACAACGATCGCCGTGCGAGCTTCGTGCCCATCATTCCCCCTTGACCTTCGACGGATCGAACGTACCTGGTTCGTCGCTCCAGCCTGGCTGTGCGTGCGAATCGATATAGAGCTCGCGTGCCAACTGCAGGGCCAATATCAGAGCCAGCACCAAAACGTAGAACGCGATCTCCCAACGTCTCACGGCTCCCGCCGCAGCGATGATGCTACCTGAAGTTGAGCCAAGAACGTGCGACCGCGGAGAGTACCGAGCCACTGCACTACCGTCGAAGCAACCAACCAGTCTCGAGGGCTCGGGTTGATGCCGCGGTCGGGATCTCGAGAGAGCAAGCGTCCGAGCAGGCTGAAAGACTGAGTCCACACGTTGAGCATCGTTCCTGCCTCCCGGCCTAACGACGTTACTTGTGTGTTCTCGACTTCCCAGAGCTGGGCAGCATCGAGCTCCGCAGGATTCGTCTCGTACCGGTCTGCATGCACCCCTTGGAAGATCGGCGATACCTTCGCATCGATGTTCATCGGCTCGACCGGCTCGACCGGCTCGACCGGCTCGACCGGAGATCGATCGTCAGTGCCATCCCAATCGAGAAGCCCGAGAGCTCGATCGATCTTCCACTTCTCGGCAGTCGGTAGCTGCTCGAAGGTCGACGGACGCATCTGTGCTCGATGATAGGCCGACTCTGGGTAAACGCCTTCTCGCAACAGAACCGCGCGAATACGACGAAACGCGTTGATCCTTGCGTCCGTAACGTCTTCGTAAGGAAAGATCGCCCCTTCCAACTGCATGACTAGCTCCCGGAGGTCTTCTGCGACAACTTCGATGATCATTCATACCTCCACACAGCGATGAAGTTTGGCTCGCTACTCATGGCTCCGGCCATCCCTTCGATTCCCGATTCGGATCTCCATTCACACGACAACGCCCCGTAGAGACCTGTTTTATCCAACCGTCGGGAGGGTCTGCCACCCCGTTCCAACGCTTGCGCGGAGCGCAGCGCCATCGCTCGGTTGGGGTAACACCAGCCATCGTCATACGTGGAGGTATCTTCGATTCGACCGATACACACTCGATCGGAATACACCATCCGAAGAACACTAATGACCCACCCGTCATCGATCTCGCGAACGTAGATCGCTTCTGTGGCTTCCTGGTAGGCGAGTTCTGATGGACTCATGGGCTATACGCGTCCATCAGTTGGCATCGCCTCCCGGGATGAAGCCTTCTGCGAGCGCTGCACGGTGCGTGAGAAAGATCGTGTAAGCGACCTTGGCTGCTTCGCGCTTCGACATGCCAGGCGGATCGTCGTAGTCGCCGCCGTAGCACGAGCATCGCCGTGTCTGATGCCCAACACTCCCGACGATCTGACGCATGAAACACTCTTCATGCACAGCGACCGAATGGATCATCGCTTGATCTTTTGGGGGCGAAAGCAACACAGGAGCTCCGCCAGCTGCTCCGACAACGTGATTACTAGAATCATCGAGATCAATGATCACGCTCTGCATAACAACGCCGCTGTCACTCGCTGCGATGCTCTCCTTGCACTCGGCACACGAGAGAGCGACAGGTGCCTTGATCGTCGGGCGGTCTTTCGTCCAACGGAGATCGCCGAAGAAGTAGTTAGGGCTCACTTGCGACCTCCGCCTAGCAGCTCGAAGAGCTCGCTCGCACACGTGCGATAGCTCGCTCGAACCACGATGCAACTAACAAGTTGAGCTCCGGATGAGCCACGCGGTCTCCTTCTCGCGCGAGCCGGTCAGTTTGGTCTCGTTCTCTGCCGCCATCATCGGCAACTGTTTGAGCGAGTTTCGGAGACTCGCCATCGTGGCATCGAGCGGCGTTACGATTGCGTTGGAAGTCCTCCCGCGCTCTCTAGTGTTCGCATCGACCACGTTCCTTGCAGCCGAGATCAGCCCCCAAAACTCAGCACGAACCTTCGCTCGCTCCTGCTTCAACCACTCGGTTGCATCGATCGGAAGGAGTCGGTTCATCGCCTGACTGCAGTAGCGATGCTCTGCCGCGGTATCGCTCGGAGCGATCTGCTCCTGCATCTCCAGCGCCACGATCGCCTGCTCGATGTAGCGCTGACCCAACGTCAGGCACATGCGGAAGAACGAAGCCGCTCCCATCTCTGTGACAACGACCTTCGACGTGACGACTCTCATGTGGCCTCCTTGTCGCGCGCTGCCCGGAGCAATCCTCTGATGCGATCGGCTTCCTTCTTTGCTCGCCTCCTGAAGGCAGGCAACTGAAGAAGTGCCTTCGTGGCAATTCCGATCGACGGATCGCGGTCGATGAGATCCAAGTCATCGATCAGATCAAACTCATCTTTTTTCTTACGCACGTGTCCCCCTTCATATGTCGCGCATGCTGCGGATCGTCTCGACTACATCTCGCGGCAACAGCTCATCTGTCGCCGCCATGTAGAGCAGCCCTTTGCATGGCCAACACCAGCCGACTCCCGGGCAGTACCGAGCGAACAAGTCTGCGTAGACAGGCATAACCGCCAACCTGTCGCCTTCAAGACGAGCCTTCTCTAGCAAAAAGAGCGTAGCTCCGCGCGGTGTAAACTCCTTCATGTCGGCACCAGCATTCGGACATGAGCTAGCTGCACGCCCAACGAGAACACAAGCCGATCTTTCCACTCGTTGATCGTTGGCCCGAGATCTCCGAGCTCCTTCAAGTCATCCATCGCAGTCGTGATGACCTCCACTGCGAGACGAGCCCTAGTCGGCGGCGGATCTTCTGAAGCGAGTACTTGAGTCGCGATCAAAAGAGCGTCGCGCTCTTGTTGAGTGAGCCGCTCGAACTTGGCCTTTAGCGATCTCCGCGCCGGATCGAATGGCTCCGGAGGATTGTCGATCTCGTGTTGTAGTTTCAGGATCGCATGCGACTCAACCTTATGCCCCGCTGCGATGTGTTCTTGAAGGTGCTCAATCAACTGCTCTCGCTTAGCGAACGAACGCGAGACCGTGCTCCGTTCATCGTGAGTCATCCTTGCACGCGCCCGCTGGTTCACTTCAGACAACGGCTTCGGGACAGGCATCAAACAACAACCGCAGCAGATGAAGCGGTCTGTACTAGCCGACTCGTACAAGTACACGTCTGACGCCTCACTCCAACGTGCGTAGGTCATCGGTTAGCCTCGCTTGCCAACGAGCACAATGAACAGCTCGTGTAGCTGCGATCGTCGTCTCATTTCAGATTCCACAGCTCCGCTCCGGCTCCCATCGCGATCACCAAACAGAGCACGCCCAACGCGAACCAAGCTGCGACTTTATGCATCGTGCTACGAACCGGAGCAATCACAGCCAAGACGATCGCCGTGCATTCGAGCGCGTGCACGAGAGCGTGTAGCCGGTTCATGGTTGGTCCATTCGCTTCGACGAAGTAATCTGAATGTGATCGCCCCACCTGCTCTTGATGACGGTCACAGCGAACGGCGGAGCGTCTCCGGTCGGGCATCTGTAGTGCACGTGCCCATCCGCACGATGCGGGAGAAAGCACGTCTCTCCCGAGCATGGTTCGGCAACGCAACCCGCTCCGCACACATCGCAGACGAACGGGATAACGAGCGGCATTTTAGCTAGGCCTCGTCGCGAATGCTCGCTTGATCGCGTCGAGTGCTCGCTGAAGTGGCTTCGACTTGGCTTCTTCGGGAGTCAGCTCACGGAACTTCGTAAGGTCCTCCGTGAACGCCTGCGGATGGAAGCACATGACACAGATCGAGAAGCAGCCAGCGAACGGATGTATCAGCTTGTCTCCCAGAGCGTTGGCCGCGTTCTGAGCCAGAGCTCCGCACTTCAAACACGCGGCTCCGGGCAAGCCCGTCGCAGTACGCCGCATCACAGGATCGTCGTCGTCGCTTGTCATCCGCCAGCCCTCTGAATCTCGATGAAACGTTGCCCGCCTAAGTACTCGATGCAGATCGTGTTTATACCCAGCTCGACCTTTACTCGCATCCTTCCCAACCTGCGGAGATGAGCTTCTTGCTCAGCGAGTGGCACGGAGCTTGCATCGGAACCGGCTGCTGCTTACAAACGTGCTCGATGGTGTCGAGCGCATCCTGAAGCTCCTGGTTGCCGCAAAGGAGACCGTGCAGCGCAGCCGCTTGCGTCATGACCGGCAATCTCTCGAAAGACCACCTCACGACGCGCTCGAACTCGATCGAAGATCGATTCCAATCTTCCTCCGACAGCCCACCGACCAAGCGGGCCTTCTCCTCGGGCGTGTACTGACGGACGGTCATAGCTTCTCCCCCCAACCCCGCGCGCGCAGATGAGCTGCTAGTCGCTCTTCGGCGATCGTGAGAGCTCTGCCGCCGTGCTTCGCGATCTCAGCAACCTTTTCGTTCATCAGATCGATGCAGAGTTTCTCGATCGGGATCTCGAACTCCGAAGTCGGTTGTAGCTTCTCTGCTTCGAGCATCGCTTTGTTAGCTAGCCTGTGCAGGCAACGCGCCATCGCTTGATAGGCAACGATCGCCTCCGTCCGGATGTCTTCGGCAAGATAGGACTTGAGCGCACGAGCAATGCTGAACGCTGGAGGCTCGATCGTGCTTCCGCCTACGTTCACGGAAATGAGCCACTGACCCGTTTCTTCGTCCTTGAAGACTTCGCGCCAGACGATCGTGCCCTCTGCATCGTTCCAAAGGTCTTTGACCTTAGTCATCGGTTGCGCCTATGCGGAGGGATCTCGATTGGTCCGAACGGGAGAACGTTCAGCGGCTCGCTGTCTTCGTACTCCTTCACGTCGGCGGCGAGCTCTTCGATGATCGAGAGCAACGCATCTCGATAAAGCTTCTTCCACATGTCTGGTCGGTTCAGACCATCGAGTGCTAACAAACTGTTCTTGAATCCCTGCAAGCAACCCTTCGTAACGAAGTACTGTTGCGTGGTTTCAATCTTCGGCGGCTTGTTAGTCATGCCTTCCCCCGGCTCCTGCGGCTCCTAACGAAGTCGAGCATTTCTATGCCTGACTCCAAGCATTGCGCTTGAGTTGGAGATACCCACTTGCCACAGCCGCACGGCACTAAGTTCTGCGGCGGAACTCGCTCACTACCGATCCCGGGCAAGAGATCGTCATTGCCGTCGTTGAGCGCGCGGATGGTGACAGAACCATCAGCATGGTGTGTATAGCCTGTAATCCAGACGTGGAAGCTTCGTGCTGCAGCGGTTGCCGTATCGAAATAACAAGTCACCGCAGGAATGCTCTGCGCCAGCTCTTTGATCGCAGGGTCAGTGCATGCCTCGAGGGTCTCAGCGAAATGCTCTGCATCCGGCTTGCCTACGCATCGATCGCAAACCTTCCAAGTCACATCGCCATTCATGACTGTTCCCTCGAAGTTATTTCGTTGCCGTGCGAGCACAACGTGAAGTCCTCACCGCACGTCGGGCAGACAACGCCATCGCTCTGATCCCAAGCTAGTCGCGGGGTAGCATCTGCTTCGATTTCACCTGCGATGTGACGCAACTGAGAAGCGATCGCGCTCAACGTCTGCGTACGGAGATGCGGCTCACATGAAAACTTCGCCGAGTAGCCGATGTGATTGCCCACGATCACCATCAAGACAACGCAGTCAGACTCAGTCACCTCCCGCACTTCGGTGCAGAGTTCATCGAGCTTGTGTAGACCGTCCATCAGTTGGGCCCTCGAGGGGAAGGGAGGAAAACTCCCGTGCACGATGAAGAGAGAGACAAGTCCCGGGAAGAACCTTGTGCACGAGAGTTGGCGGAACTCTACAGCCGGACGTGTCCCGCACCAAAGACTTTTCTCAGCGGAAAAGCATGACCAAAACAGGTCTGCTCGCTTTGGGGACAATCACAGAATGATCGGGTTCTTGGCCCACGGTTGATCCTCGATGCAAGCAAGGGCTTCCTCCCCAATCAGCTGGATATCGAGCCGGTCATACTCGGCAAACCGCCCTGCTCGTGTCTCTGCATCGCAAGCAGCTTGGAAGACCTCGGAGAGCTTCTCTTCGGCCGCGACTAGCTCGTATTCCTGCGGTTCGGCACTAACCATAACCCGATGCACTTCTGCCGCTCTGTCTGGGTACTTGAAGCGCCATGCGATGTTCCAAGGTTGCCCCGGGCTCCGGTACATCCAAGCAAGGATGTTGGCTTCCTCGGAGAACTGCACAAACCAAATCGTGCGGACGAACGTGTCTGCACGCACCACGATCTTGTCGGGCAAAAGAGCAAGCCTCAAATCATGCTCTCGTCTCTTCGCGAGCTCACCCGCCGCCTCATGCACTACTCCGAGTAAGTCCCGTTCTCGCCTTGCCTTGCTCTTCCTTGCCATGCCCCCGCCCATTGCTTACCGCTGTGCGCGGTATACGAAATTTTATTTTTGAAACCCAGGGTGCCCTTTGGGTTGCCCGATCATTTTTCGAGGGGGAATAGGGGTAAGGCCTCCCGGACGTGAGGCAGAGTGCGGACGCAAACCCCACGCGCCCACCTGTATGACACATGTGTGCTGCAAGGGAAATCGGCCGTGTAACCTCGAGGATACACAGCCCCGTGCCGAGTCTTTCAAGCCGCCTCTCTGGCCATGCGTAGCGCACTCAACACGCGCTGTACTGTGGTCGCATGCCAAGCCTTCCCACGGGCCCTGTAGCCCTCTCTCGTGAGCGCTAGAGCAATCCCCCTATGCGAGAGTCCGGATGCCTGCAGGAGGCGTATACGCGCGATGGTGGCCTGTTCCTCTGGCACCCTTTCCAAGCGACCTCCGACCGACTTACCCCCCTGCACTTCGATGCGGCCCAAGTTTTTCCAGCCGTAGGGTGCTGACCCTACCGCCTCCCCTCGTTTTTTCTTCGAGGCCATCGCTATGCGCGTGCGTACACGGATCAACTCCAGCTCGTAGGCTGCAATCACGTCCAGCATGGAGCGCACGAGCATGCCCTCTGGCGTATCACTCGCATCGAGCCCATCCGCGGTTACGACCTTCGAGCCTTGCTCCTTGCAGAGCTTCTCGATGGCCGCAGCGCTCGCTACGCATCGAGCAAGCCGGTCTCGCTTCCACGCAACGAGCAAGCCAGCTCGATGTGTCTTGAGAGCCGCGATGGCTCCCATCATGCCAGGCCGCTTTGCGATGGAGAGCTCCGCCGCTCCGCTCACTCCATCATCGGAGAACCACTCCGCGATCGTGATGCGCTGCGAGCGGGCCCAACGCTCGATCTCCTCCCGTTGCTGCCGAACGGTTTGCTCGTCACTCGAGACGCGGAGGTAAGCGATCGCGATGCTCGGGTCAGTGGTCTGTTTGCGCGGAGGCATGCAGGTGGTCTAGCACAAACACGAGCGGGTCCGTTCGTGTTTACGCGCTTGACAATGTGTCCCGCATCTGGCTCCATCATGCCACACTCTCCCCCAGATCTTCGACCTGGTTCATGAAGCGTCTTCCTCTGCTCTGGGGGCACGGGTACATCGCCGATCAGTGCGGAGCAGTGTTGAGCTCTACGAGCAGTGCCAAGAGTGATCACGGTTGACGCTCTCCGCCCGTCTCTCGATCAATCGCGGATCTGTCCCACAGCCAGCGGAGGGGATGGACAGAAGCGGTTGAGCCGGTCTATTGGTCTTCCCCTCAAGGGAGGGTCGATGACTGACGACGAACGTGTGTTGCGCGAGAAACGAGAAGCGGTTGCTACCGACGTAGCGTTTCCGGCCTTTCTCACTGCGTTCGGCAAGGAGTTGCTAGGTGCTGATGCTCTGGCTCTAGCCGGTACTACGCATGTGCATACTCGTCTGCTCGTGACTGCTTTGAATGATGATGCTTCGCCTAAGACCGGCTTGGCTGTTCGCTGCACTCTCGAGTTTGGTGGTGTAGTTGGTACGGCTGAGATGGTTGCTCTGTTGGGCGAGGCTGGTGTGCCTAACGTGACTGCGGCTGTGTCACGTGCTGTTGAAGCTCCATCCTCGCCCGCTGTGGCAGAGCATCTCGTTACTGTGGCTGCGGAGCTACTCCGTGAACGTGAACGCGTGATTTCACGGTTGACTGAGAAGGCTGCAGTGCTGCGGAAGGCTGCTTCTGCTGCACATGATTGCCTGTTGATGAGTGGCGATGAACCGAGTGAAGACGGCTCGAATGGTCCTGTGGCGACTGCGCTAGCTGTGCTCGATGCTGCTTTGAAAGCAGCTGGAGAGCCGGGCTGATGGCTGACGATGAAGAGCCTACTGCGGAGGATGAAGCGCGCGCAGAGTCAATCATGCACGTTGCTCACGACCTGACCCTACGCATGAGCGAAGCCGGGTTGCGTCCCGCTGACTTGTTCTGGCTGATGGCTGCAATCGTTCACGAGATGTCAGCTGGTACGGATGAAGAGCCTACTGGGGAAGCTCTCCGTGCGGCTATGACCGCCATCGGGCGCCGCGTCGCCCTAATGCGGAAATGCGGCGTGATGGAGTCTTTGGCCTCCATCGATCAAGCCGAAGCGATATTCAACGATGTGATGGGACCAGGTACGGAGCCGCACTTTCCGGCTCCGAGCAAAGCCGCGCATGGGAGAGAACTGAATGCCTCATGACGAACGCCTAGCCACAGCTATCGACCACTTGGTCACAGCGCTCGATGCGATCCGCATCACCTCGAGGCATACACCGTCCGAGTCCGAAGCTCGTACCGTGCGGCTCGACCTGAGTCTGCAATCGCTCGAAGCACGCGTTGCCAAGTGGGCAGAGCAGACAGGCAGGGCATACGACCTGCTCGGCTATCCATGCCACGAGAACGTCGAGAAAGCCTATCGCGTACTGTCTGCGCTTCAGACTGAGATGGCAGAGCGCTCCGAGACCGACAGCGTTAAGTTCGTCGACTATCCGAAGCTCACCGATGAAGAGATCGATAAGCGCATCGAGGCGAGTCTGTCTCTGTGGAAGTGGCGCCTTTCACGTGACAGCTACCATCCGCGCACTGAAGCAGGACTGCTAGCACACGAAGCGCTCTGCTTGCGTGACAAGGTCAAAGACCTACTCAACTCGCTCAAGCTCAGCGAAGGCCGCATCGATGAGCTGCTCGACGAACTCAAAGCGACACGTGACAAGCTCGTACTGCCTCACAGCGCATCGCGTGCTGCTCCCGATGGCTGTGAGCGGCAGTTCGTGACCGATGCCAATGAACCGCCCTATCTGCGCATCGTGAGCAGCATTCGAACGAAGACAGCGGGAGCACACGAGCGTGTGTTCATCTGGATTCGAGGCGTTCTCTCGGGCGAACTAACGATGTACCGCGAAGACGTCGAAGTGCTCTGCTCCGTACTTGGCCTGCGACCAAAGGACGCACCCAAATGACAGATGACAAGTCAGACGACGCTACCTATGAGCGGGACCTAAACGACCTAACGAGCGCGATACTCGGTATCGCGCCCGATGGCTTCACCGAGAAAGTGAAGACGGCTAACGCGCTCTGTGAGCATCTCGTGAAGTGGCAACTCGACTACTCGATCGACCTCGATGACGACATCATGATCCTGTCAGCGCTTGCCGCGTACATGTCAACGACGGCAGAGAATCAACGCAACCCGCACGGCTTCACTGCTCGCGTCAAGCAGATCATTCAGTGGCTCGCTGAACCGAGCGAAGAGACCAAAGCACGGCTCGACCGGATGACAGATGCAGAGAAGGCAGGTCGAGAGCCGATTGCCGATCGTGAGCTACTCGAGAACAAGATTCGGGAGATCTCGAGACAGGTCGCAATGCGGCTCTACAAGACAGAAGGCTTCTTTCTGCTCATCTTCAACAACGGGCCCGGATGGGTAACGCACTCATCGAGTGCTAGCCGCGAAGACCAGATCGGCATGCTTCAGCGTCACCTTCGCTGGCTGGTAGCCGAAGAGTCGAAGAACCGGATCGACTCATGACCATCCCTCCGCTTCCACGCATCGGAGACGTTGCCCAACTCAACCCCAACGCAGGGCCGTTCGGTGCGTTGCTCGGCATCATTCTAGACATAACCAACACCGGTCTGACGATCGCCGTCTACGCGCCGCAAGGATACGGCGAGCCAGTCTCAATGACGCGGTTCGTCGTGCCGCATGGCTACTACAAAATCATAGGGCCGGCTGCATGGGTCGGCCTTTCAGCAGACAGCGCCGGAGCTCTACCGCTTCCCATCAACCCAACCGACAACTAACAAAGGACACACTCTATGCCCCGCAAACCGATCACGAAGAAGGCCTTTGTTGCTGGCCTACCCGAGACACTTTCAAACGCCGAGACCGTCGCCAAAGCCAAAGCGATCGGTCTCACTCTCACACAGAAGCAGGTCTCGAAGATCCGGAGCAGCATCCGCATTGCCCTCAAGGCTAACGGTACGTACATCGCTCCGACACAGGGCCCGAAGCTCCGTAAACGCAATGGGCATTCAAACGGACATGCAGCTGTCATCTCGCCCAACGGCGAGCAAGAGATCCTCACGTCCACTGCGAACGATCTCGAGTCGATGTTCAACGTTCCGTCAATGCTCAACGAGCGCTGCGTTGACCATGTTGGGGCGCTGAAGAAGCTCGCGCTTCAAATCGGCCTGACTCAAGTGCGGCAGATACTCAACGACATTGAAGAAGCCATTCTCCGACCCACTTGACTGCAAATCGTGACCGGCATCCGAGGACTCCTCACACAACAAGGACACAACATGGCTCAAGCTGATTTTCAGGACCCGTCTGCAGACTTTGCTCTCAAGGAAGAAGTGCTAGTCGAGAAACGCAAGTACGGAGACAACGAGCGCAACTCAACCGCATCTGTACGCCGCGCCATCATCCTGAAGAAGGAGCGTGCATTTGCCCTTGTTGAGTTCACGGAGAAAGACACTTCGCTCCGTAGCGACAAGCAGAAGATCCCATACACGAGGCTGAAGAAGGTGCCGAAGCCGCCTGTTCAAGCGCCCAAAGCTCCAGCTCCGGTCAACGGCAACGCTACATCGGAAGCCCTGCGAGCAGTGCCGCAAGCGTTCGCGAACGTGAAGCTCGTGCCGCCGTCGCAGCCAGAGCAAAAGCTCGTACAGCTTCCCAAGAAGCAGCCAGAGCAACAACGCCTGCCGACTTCGCCGCTGATGGCTGAGTCATCGGCTCCCCCTGCTCCGATTGCGTCAACGTCAAACTCAGGCGTGTATCCTCAAGGTTACATTTCGATCGAGCCGACGACTTCGGCTTCGGAAGCCAAGCAGTCATTGCCTCCTCCCATCGAGCCCCCGACACCTCCCGCACTCACTCCCAAGCAAGAAGCCCGGTCGCTTGGCGTAGGCGATGACGTGATGGTTCACGAGATACTTGGAACCAACGCTCGCTTCTCGAAGCCGCGTAAAGCACGCATCGTTGAGCGCTTGAGTTCAGGTGTACGCGTCGTGTTCTTCGACGACAAGAGTGAGAAGGCCGTGCAATGGAATCGCATCGAGCGAGCTGTTGATGAGCTCACGCCAGCGTACAGCCAGGATCAGCCAGGCATACGACCGCCTCCGAGACAGCCTGAAACTGTCTTGATAGCTACCAAGCCAGAGCCAACGTTGGAGCCAACGCCGAAGCCGATCTCTGACCTAACGGCATGGCTAGAGATGGGAGCGCAGTTGCTCGACCAGCTCGTACGCAAGCAAACGGCCCTCCGGGACGAAGCCAAGCAGCATGCGAGCGAAGCTCAACGGCTCGTAGTGCTGGCCAATGACAAGACGCGGGAAGCTGCAGCGATGCAGACTCAGATCGACCAGTTCGCGCCTCAAATACACGCTTTCAGCACTGACATGCTGAAGAAGCTTTGAGGCCCAATGACCACTCAAAAACCACGTAAAAAGAAGTCGAAAGCTGCATCTCCGACTCTCTCATCATGCAAATGGCAACCTGCTCTAGACAGGCAAGCGGCTCACTGGGTTTCGACCGATACCGGGCTAGCTCGGGCTGTCACACGCATAGTGCTCGCCGATCCTGAAGTCCGGTTGCGAGCGCGCAGGCGAGTGCCGCCATCCGGGAGAGACTTCATCGACGCTGCGATCGCTGCGCTGCTAGACGCTCTCGCACAGCCACTCGACACACCTGACCCACGTGCCCCTAAGCCAGCCACATGAAGCACAACCTGTCAGAGCTGACACACACTCCGAGCTTCGAGGTCGAGAGCTTGTTGGCTCATGCTGCTCTCATGCTCGGAGCCACAATGGAGCATGAAGGTCTCACTCAACTGCAGGTAGCCGAGCGTAGTGGGCAGAAGCAACAAGCCGTGTCTCGCATCCTCGGAGCCGAGTACGGCATGACTCTGCGAACGCTTGCCCGGATGGCCTATGCGATGGGCTATCGCGTGCGGCTGGAGTTCGAGCCGCTCAACGGAGCGGTTCGGCCAGGTTCGAAGTAGCAGTCAGTGACCGCGCATCTTCGCCGCGATGCCGAGCTAGCTCAATGCATGGTTCGGCATCGCGAGTGCGGCCGCAGTAAGTACAGAGCCGTAATCGAGCGCATGCACGTCTGCGGCGGAGCTCCCGAAGCAAGCTGCTCGTAGGGATCTCCTCAATCTCCGAAGTCATACAGGATGCCGTAGCGATGGTCTCCGACCGCGGCCAACAACCACACGAAGGCTCGATTGAAGAGTGTCGGCTTGAGCCACTTTGGCTCGCGACGATCCGCTCCGACGCTCTCTGTGTAGACGCCTCCGATGCTCACCGTGTAGACGCCATTCGCTTTGATCGATTCTGGCCTTCCGCTCGCTGCCCTAACCCAGTGGACGAACCGATCCCATCTGGTCGGCTTACTCCGCATCATGACCCGTTCCCCGTCGATCAAATCGTAGCCATCGATCATCATGATTCGAACCTCACAGGTGCTCGCTTAGCGAACACGTTCGCCCTACATGGCTGCAGCATGACCGTTAGCGTCTTCGGCCGATAGCAGTACACGCACGTCTGGCCTCCATCGAAGCAGTCGAACAGATGCTCAGGAGGATCGGTCAAGCCCATCACTCGCTGTACGGTGCGACGGAGCCGAGGATACCTGCCGACTAGGTTCGATGCGATCGCCCACATGATGCCCATACTTGTTCCTTCCGAGAGCGGCCGCCAAGTCGCGTTACTCTCGCCTCGCTCTGACCGGAGAGACCAGCGCCGCACGCACTGCGCAGTCGCGCGATTCAAGTAGCTTGCGCAGAGCTACAGTTCGCTCCGGGTTCGCTGGTAAGCCGTTCTCCAGCTTCCGCGCCACGTCTTCGAACACCTCGCACAATGCCTTTAGCTGCGGAGTCAGCTCAGGGACCATCGAGAAAAACTGCATGATGTGTTCATGCGGAACACTCATGGCCAAGGCTTCCTGACTCGGTAGCGATGCCCGTCCTTCATCAACGTGCCGTCGTCGACCAGCTCTTCTAGCGCTCGCTTCGCTCGTATCTCGCAGAGCCCTTGATACTGCATGACGTCCTTCATCGTAGCGACGCCAAGCCACCTAACAGTCTCGTAGGCAGACACTCGTGCCATCGAGTGTTCCTTGGCTACCGCTCGATCGATCATCATGGCAACCCCAACTTAGAGCGCATCTCGCGCACGACCTGCATCGTCATCAGCACGTTCGAGTCGACCAGACTTCCGCGTGCAGCATGCAACGCGCTGATCAAGCTGCTCACAGCCGCGTCGTAGTCGAGCGCATGCAGGCCTGTGTTGAGCGTGTGCTCCGACGTGATCAATGCATACAGCTCTGCTCGTGAGTTGCGGAGCTCCGTTTCGAGATCCGCGATCCTGCTCCGCATCTTCGTCGCCCGTTGTGCAACGTCAGTGCTGACCGCCGATCGGAGCAAGCGGAGCTCGCCCCTAAGCTGCTCGATCTCGTTGTCGGTCACTAGTCCTCCGTTCGGGTGAAACTCACCTGCACTTCGAACTGCCTGTAGACAGTCTTTCGTCGAAACTCTGTAGTGAATCTCATCGACACTTCTTCGGCGCCAGCCGCAGCCATCGCCCCGCTCTCCATCTCGGCTACCACTCGCTCCGCTATTGCTAGCCTTCGCGTCGGGCTCTTTGGGTTCGGTGTTTTGGATTTCATGGGAGCAACACCCTATTCATGCACTCCACGAACACATCCAACGTGTCCGCGCTCGGATCGCCTTCGCGATAGACGCGCCGCCAAAGCCTTGCTGCCTGTTCGAGCGCCTTCGCCAGCACGACCGATGCTCGCTCCGAGTCAGTGAGCTTGCCCTCTTCATGATCGTCGTAGAGAGCTCGTGCGTAGCGCAGCACCTCTCGAACATCATCCGACGTCGGCGGTCGCATGGATTCGACCCTCCGCACTTCAGCCTTTGCGATCGAGTCTTCGACAGTTGCGATCCGACCTTCGAGCCGGCTCATCCGCATCTCGCTTGGGTCACCAAACTCGGGCGGCATGCTGTGTGACTCACTCATTGCTCATGACTCCTTTGCGATGCCAGCAACGTCTTTGACGAGTTGATCGAACGCCTCTGGTGTTGGGTCTGACTTCAGCCCTGGAGCCATCTCGTGCAGCACATATGAGTAGATCTTCCGTGCTGCGCGTTCGAGCATTGCCGGGTTGCAACAGACAGTGAAAAGAGCCTCCTTGTGCGTTGAGCGATAGATGCCAGCTGCGGTCGATAGCGTCACAGAGATGGCATGCGTGAGCATCTCTTCAGGGTGCTGTGCGTAGACGCCAACGAGCCGAAGCCGGTTGCGCCGTTCATTCACGATTGAAGCGCTTTCGTGGTGTTGTCATTCCAGATGTCGATCGCTCGCCGTAGCGTGAGCCCGCGCGCCGATAACGCTAGTTGCTGGTGACTCTTGTTGCAGTTGTCGCACCAAACGACGAAGGCATGAACCTGTAACCCAACGCCATCGACTGCCCACGCAGGAAAGGCGCCGCAGCATGGACACCTGACCGCGTCATTCATGAAGCCCATCTCACCGAACCTTATTCGTCGCCGAGTGCAGATCGACCAGACTCTTGATCTGTATCCTCGAGGTTACAAGTCAGATCGATCCTGCCCTTCTAGAATCACAAAGGTCTGCTTGTCAGGAAATCGGCGCCTCCCGCCTGACATCTCGCCGAAGTCGAAGATCGCATCTGCGAGTTGCGCCATAGCCAAATCACGTCGGAGCCTAGCCCGCCCTAGCTCTATCGTTGACCGCATTGTGCCGGGAGTCCTGACGATGGCGCACACAACGTTCGAGCACCGGAGCTGCCTCGCTAAGACGTTGTTCGCTTCAGACGGGTCATCCGTCAGGAGCACGACTGTCTGGAGCTCCTGCGAGGCTACGACTGCCGCGCCGACCGTCTTCGCCCAAAGCCGTAACCGCGCTTGATCGGTCCAAGCCGCAGCCGCGAATACGGCTATCACTCCGTACCTATCTAGGAGCACCGTTCTTCCCTGGCTCGGCTTGGCTATCCGCCTGTCTCGCGTACGCATCGGCTCCCGTCATGACGTGCCCCGCATCTGAAGTGCTCCGACCAACGACTTCACGCAGCCTGCCGTGCATGAGCAGTTGCGCGGCTTCGGCATCCGGGACAACTCCTAGCCGGTTCTGTTCTGCCGCACGGCGTACGAACTCCTTCGCCTTCGCGATCACATCCGCCAACGTCGCGAGCGCTTCGGTCACAGACTCGAGAGCGGCAGACACCTTGATCTCGGGCTCGGCTGGTTCGTGTCTTCGAAGCAGCTCCCGCGTTCGCTCTCTGGCGAGATCATCGACCAGCGCTCGCAGGTTGTTGTATTCGACGATCGCGTTGCTCATCACCTTCGCCGTGATCGCACTGACATTGGTTGTGTGCTGCGCAAGGATCTCATGCGCAGTGAGTGCTGGTTCGGGATGCTCGGGATAGGTAGTCAATGCTCTGTCTCCCCTGAACTGCGAAGCTCCGAACGCACAGCGACCTTGCCATCGGGGAGCAATGCGATCATCCAATCAGCAACCAACTGACAGCTGCGGAACCGCGACTCTGCTTCGAGCAGCACTCGGAACTCAGGCAGATGCCCGACCGCGCTCGAGACTGCAGCTAGCGTGCTCGGAGCCGCGTTGCGGATAACGCCCTTGACCGAACCAATGCCGCCGAAGCACACGCCGCACACTACGAACATCAAGGCATGCATGCTCTCCGGGGCGGCTTTCTTCACGTACATGAACCCGAACACCGCGCTAGCCTTTTCCTCCCACAGTTGCCAGTGTTGAACCACGTGCGAGCCTGCCGCCGCCCACTCCTTGGCGAACGTCTCGACCTCTCGCATGCCTAGTTCGTTCATCTGATAGCCTCTCCCTGACGATATCGACAGCATTCGCATCTCCATCCGCGCCTAACGCGTCTCGACCCAACCTTACAGCCGCAACTAACGTGCTGCCCGCTCCGCAGCATGGATCAACGATCAAGTCACCTGGCCGACTGTGATCCTTGATGACCTCGCTCATAACCCAGAGCGTCTTCTGACCCGTGATCACCCGCTTCTCTTTGAACCCCGGAGGCAGGATGTACGCACCCTGCAGCGTGCCCCACTTCACGAACTCTCGGTTACGTGGTCGTGCTGCGATGACCCAAGTTGTCCAGCTCGAATGCCCGTCGCCCTGTCGCCGTACTGTCATCCCGCGCTCAACGTATGGGATCGGCGGAAACACCAGCCTCCCGCTCGCCTCTAACTCGCGCGTATAGAACGGAGCTAGCACATGGTCAGTAAAGACAACGAACCAGCCTCGGATGCGCGGAGCCCATGAATCGACGAACTCGACAACGTCGGATTCATGCCATGGCGCATATCCCATCTTACGCCGCGGGACTCCGTCCCGAATCATGTCGTCGCCTGCGTCGTGGCCCTTGCACGTCTTGCTTGAGTACGGAGGATCCGAGATCAACACCTCCGCCTGTTTTACGTTTGCGAGTGCGAGTTGGTACCTTCCCACTCGGACTTCCGCCGAGCCAACTTGCTTGACCCTGTCCCGCATAGCGCTCGACCTTCTTTGTAAGTATGTCCAGCTCGACCTGAGTCCAGTGGTAGCGATCACTAACGTCGACTAGCCCGAGCATCGCGCAAGTGAACGCGTCGCACTGATTGTCTTCGTCGACGTCGAATCCCCAACGCTGAAACGCCTTCTTGATGACGACGTTCTTGTCATCGTTGCCCTTGCCCGTAACCCAACGCTTGAGCGTCGACGGGGGAATCACAACCAGGTTGCAGCCATTCTCGTACAGATCTCTCCGCACACAGCCGCCAAGCTCGCCGGTCGAGTGCGCCATCTGCGAAGAGAATCCGTACCCCTCTTGAACAACGAGCGAGCCAGCCTTCGCGCCTCGGCTCTTCATCCAATCCCACACGGCATGTGACACAACCGACAGCCTCTGCGGGCCACGAACATCTTCGCCGATACGAATCAACGCGGAGTCGACCTCGAGGCCATCGCCAACATGGTTGCGCGGATTGCCGCTGACTACAGCTAGCCCGGGAGCTCGGAGCGACAAGTCGAGCCCGAACACGTTTGGAAAGAAGATGCTCTCAGTCTTCAGCGTCATCGTCCGACTCCCTTCCCGGAGCGCTTGCGACTTCCTCAAGTACTTCTCGAATCTCATTCGCAGCGAGGTGATAGGTCGCCGCTACGACAGGAGAGCCATAATCAAGCTGCCGGATCTGCTCCCAACGCGTGACGATCTCGTTGATGCGAATCAAGGCTTCATCTCTGACGTCCATCACTTCCCCCTTATCGCGCGTTCGAGCCGCTTCACGAGCGCGTTGTAGAGCCTCTGAACACTCTCGGGCCATGGCATCAGCCAAAGCAGAAACAACATGAGGGACAACGAGAAGAGCCAATCGACTAACGTCTTCATTCGACCCTCACGGTTGAGTTGCTGCCATCCTTGTCGACCACGATCCTGCTTGGCAGAGCGGCGAGCAGTGCCGGATCATGTGACACAACTAACGCCTGCTCGAGACCCACACTGTTCAGCATGCCCGCGAACGTGCGTGCCAACTGCTCCCGGTTCTCTGCATCGAGCGAGCCGAACGGTTCATCGACGATCGCCCATGCCACTGTCGACGAACGCAACCGACTGAGCATCGCTGACGCTGCGAGCCGGATAGACGAGCCAACGATCGCCCGTGTGCCGCCGCTGTTGAACCGAACATCTTCCTCTGCGCCTGAACCATCGTCGCAAAGCAGCTCCAACTCTTGAGCTAGCTTCTTCCCGCGCGCCGCCTTGCACGTCGGGCATGTATCGCCGCGCTTGGATGGATAGACGAACCCGCACTCTTCGCAGATTGGAGCCTTGTCAGCGAGCTCTCGTGCCCATGAGAAGCGCAGACTCACGCCCGTGCCTTCGAGCAAGGAGTTCGCTTCCTGCTCCAGCTCGCCTAGCTGTTGAGCCGCGATGCGCGCTGGCACGCTCGAGATCGCGCGCAGTGCTAGCCGACTTGAGATCGCCGCTTTCTCCGCCTGCTCGACCTCCATGCACAGTACTGCATAACGCTCGACATCACGCGTAGCGTTGAGCAACGCGCTTTCGATCTTCGACGCTTCCTGCAGCATCTCCCCGAAGCTTTGGCGTAAGGCATCCATCTCCGCCTTCAGTGCTTCACTCGCAGATGCGGCTTCGGCTTCCGCCTCTGTCATCGTGATCTCAGACGCGAGTTTCTTCCCGCGCTCGACCACGGTTTGATACTGCACTGCGAGCCTATCGAGCTCCGTCGACTCTCGCTTGGCTACATCGTGCTCGGAGCGAAGTTGCTCCCACACTCTGCGTTGCTCTTCGTGTGAGCGTGACCGCTCAACGAACAACGCTGAAGCCGTTTGCACAACATCGGTCACATGTTGAGCCGCGGGACACTCCTCGCATGTGATCGGGCAGACTCCATCGAACCCAATCTTACGAACCGACTCCAGCTCCTTGATCGCCGCAAACGCGTTGGACATGGACGTGCGAGCGAGAGCTTCCTGCTCCGCCGTTTCGTCTCTGCGAGTGTCTACTTCGCCGCGATTGGAGAGCCGCTTGCGGAGGTCTGCCGCTTGATGCCGAAGCCCCCTGATGTCTCGATGCGAGTTCAGCTGAACCTTCGCACCTGCCGCTTCCGCTAGCTGATTCGAGACCGCCTTGAGCTCGATATCGAGCCCGCCCATCTGCAGCTTGAGCGCGTTCAAGCGCTCGCCCATCTCGTGCCGCTGTGCATCGGGTAGCACGAAAGTCGCCGCCGTCTGCACGGATGCGCGCCTCTCAGCGAGCCTCGTTTCAGCTGCGTTTGTTTTGAGCGCCTGCAGCTTCTTCGCGTCGAACCACTTGCCTTGTTGCAGCCACTCACTCACGAGCGTGAGCCGCTCGCCTGCCGACTTCGACACGATCGATTCGACCTCTCCCTGACGAAAGCAACGAGTAGCGAGATAGTCGTCTACGCCGATCCCTAGGTCGATCTCGAGTTGCTTCTGTGCTGCCTCGCCTGTGTACTCGACCATCACTCCTTTGATCAGATCGTACATACCGACAACGAGCTTCGTGCTGCTGCCTCGCTTACGCGAACGCTCCACTCGCACGTCTCCCATCACTACCGTGACAGAACACTCCTGCACGCTCCGGTTGATCACATCGTCATCCAAACGTTTGCGATGCGTACCGAATAGACACCAGGTAATCGCTTCGAGCAGAGACGTCTTCCCTGCACGATTGCTCCTCCGTGTGTCACCGCTATGCGAGCCGACCACAGCGATCGGACCATCCGGTAGCACGAGAAAGAACTCTCCTGCGAACGGCATCCAACCAGACAGCGTGAGTGTGTCGATTTTCACAGGCCAGCCTCACCGATAGTTGTGACTGCCTCTGCGATCGCGGCTTCGAGTAGCTTGGGAGAGACCGCCTTCACGCCTTCGAACCACTCTCTCAGGTGAACCTCTGCGCTCACCATTCGCGGACCACGCCGCTTCATATCGGCGGTTGAGTCAGGTACTACAACCGGCACAACAACAACCGCTGTTGCCCCTGCTGCTAGTAAGCGCTCGCGAACGAGCTTCGTGTCTAGCGATGCACGCTCCGACGACTTCACGATCGGGGCGTACTTGACGTAGCAACCCGACACCGCCTTGCCGATGCCTTCGTCATCGATGCCCTTGGAGAACACGCGCATGCCTGCCTGTGCAACGTCGACGAACTCGACGCGAGTGCCGGAGACTACGTCGACGAACTTGCCGGAGCTCGCTAGCTTCTGCTGCTTCTGGCGATGTTTCATTTCGAGAGCTCCATGATGGTTACGCCCTTCGCGATCTCATCCGCCTCACCGAACGTGAAGCGTAGCGGAGAGCCTGGAATCACGATCTCGAGCCCGGGAGTCACTGGCGAGTCGCCCGATACGATCACTGTCACGACCTGCCGCGCGTGGTAGTGCCCATTGATCACCACCTTCGGCTTGAGAGCCGCTACGCGCTCGACCGGGAAGAGTTGATCTTGCCCCTTCGCCATCTCGTGCGATTCGCTGCCCATCGCAGCACCTGGCACAACCAAGTGCCCGACCACGATCAACCCATACCCTTCGTCGACGTGTTTCTGTGCCGACTCGAACGCTTCATCGAGCCATCGATCGTTCATTGCCCGATGTGCACGTGACACGTAGGGCAGGGCGAGCACCGCCCAATCCTTGGTAGTGCTTCTGCCGACTCTCACAAGCTCCGGCCGCTCCATCACATGCACAGGATGCCTGTGCGCCTTGAGGAACCTGTATGCGGCGCGCACAGGCGTCAGCGTGCTGATTGGCGCATCGTGAAACAGCTCCGAGGTGTCGACCACATCATGGTTGCCCGGGATCGCGATGACCGGTGTGTGAAACAAGAACAACGCTTCGATCAGCTCCGCCGAATACAGCGGATCGAGCAGCCAGCCGGAGTCGTGAGCATCGCCGCTGAAGATGACTAGCTCGACCTCCTCTGCAATCGCTATGTCTCGTACGAGTCGCAGGAACTCGACCACTTCGGCTCTACGGGGCTTGCCGGCCGTCACAGCGTCTAAGTGAATGTCACTGAAAACGAGCAGCTTCACAGAGCCCTCTTTCGTGATGCAGCATGCTCCGCGCGCTCCGCGGCGAGCTTCGACTCGATCTGCGCAAGCATGTCGATCGTCACTTCCTGATGGTCAGAGAGCCACTGCGCCGCCTTCATCTCGCCTTGCCAACGATGCTTGCGGTAACTGAGCCAAGCGCCGCTGACAGCGACTAGCCCGAGCATCTTCCCGACGTGCAGCGCATCGCGCTGTATGTCGAACCCAGCTGGTGTCTGCTTCCCGTTCGAGAAATGGAACAGACAGTCAGACCTGTCGCCGTCCATGTGTGACACTTTCGACTTATAGATCCTGACACGATGCTCGAACCCGATGACTTGCCCCTTTGGCCACTCCTTCGAAGCTGTCGATGGGTCTCGCATCGGATGAGCCTTCGAGACGCGTATCAGCAACGATGAATCAAACGAGAGCGACTGACCGCCCTTGATCTCGACTCCGCCATCGGCCGCCCATGGTTGATCCTCCTGCCCTTCACGCTCCTGTGCGATGAACACCATGGCGCAACCTGCAGCCTTGAGTCGCGGCGAGAGATGGTCGAGCCATGACTTGTTCACGGCCGCGCGATACCGGCCTGCATGGCCTTTGCTAACTTCCTTGCCGCCTTCGCGCATCACGTTCGCCAGCTCACGAGATGGAGTGAGCTTGTTGATCGAGTCGACTACGACGATCGACTTCGTTTGCGGGCTCCCCTTCCGCACCTCCGCCATCATCTTCAAGAAGTCGTTGACGGCATCGACCGTGTCTTCATACGTGTCTGGTCGTTTGCCGAAGAACCGGTCGCGCAACTTCAACTCGCCTAACAACTCTTCGGCGAACTCCTGCGGAGTGGAGTGCTCTGCATCGATGTAGCCAGCGACATGATCGCCATCGAGAAACGACTTCATCAGACCGATCACGAACGCAGTCTTTCCCCCGTGTGTCTGCCCGTGAACCGTGTGCATACGATTCACAGGCAGACCGCCAACTCGAGTCGCACGATTGAAGTCAGGGAAGATCGTAGACACTGACTCAATGCGATCAAGCGCTTCCTCTGCTCGCGCCCATCCCTTCGGTAACGGTATGACCGCGCGCTTAGGGGGCGGAGCCGAGTCCGACTCAATCGGATCGGGGTCAGCTGCTGGCTTCTTCGTGCGTAGCTTAGCCATGGTTCAAAGCCTTCTCAGAACGGGAGATCGTCGCCTTGATCAACGTGGCACGACGGGCATTGAGTTGCCCCGTTGAGCTCAACGCCGCACGACCAGCAATTCAGATCAGCCGACGTCGGAGCGCTCGCAGCCGTAGCAGCTGCAGCTGGTTTCGCAGCAGATGCTACGGTGCTAGATGGCTTCGGCTTCGTGCCCGGCTTTGCACCTGCAGGCTTCGCTGGCTCAGGCTGCGGAGGCGGAGTGTCATCGACGATCGGCTCATACTCCGCGCCGCAACCAGCACACTTCGTGTCTGTGACGAGCATCTGATGGCCACAGTCTTCGCACGGTACCTTCTCAACTTCGGGCTCTGGCTCTGGAGCTGGCTCTACTTTCTTCCGCCGCAGTTGCGGGCTCCCGGTAGCCGTTGGCGCTGGCTTACTAGCAGTCGTCGCCGCACTTGCTCCCGCTCCATTCGGCTTCGCCGCAGCTGTAGCTGGCTGCGGCTTGGCGTCGCGAGTTGGAGGCGGGGGGTTCTGCGCGGCTCGCGTTTGCGCCGCCTTGGAAGCCCTTGCAGGAGGCCTATTCATTCCCGTTGGCTTGAGTAGCTGACGACGAACCTCCGGGTCTTCCGAGAAGATTTGATCGAGCGGGAGGTCGACCTGTGCTGCCTTCTCGAACGCGTCGCGGATCTTCTCCGAATCACCCTCTGACGGTTGCCCATACGGTAGCGGGTCAGGGAAGTCATCGCCCGAGATCGCAGCCCACACTTCATCTGTGAAGACCGCCTTCTCGTTTTTGAACGCCTTGTAAACATTCATCGGGCTCGATGCATCTTCTGCCGTTAGCAGAAATGCATAGGGGTGCTGCATCGGATCGCCTTCTTCTTCGCCGTGCATCTTCTGCTGCTGCTTGATGACTTCGACGATCTTCTGACTGAGCAACTTGCCCTCGCGCATCAGCACGGGCCCTGAACTGACGCTGTCGTTATCGACTGCGACGTACACGTATTCGACTTTCACATCGAGCGAGTGGTTGAAGTTCTGCTTGCCACGCTTCACAAGCAACGAGATCTCGGCTCGCTCCCAAACGATGACCTTCCTGTTCTTCTCATCATTCCATTTGAAAATCGGCGCATCGAGCGGGAGATGATCAGCGAGCCGCAGCCACTCTCGCAGCAACAAGAACGGATCGCGATCGGGAGGAACCTGCAGCGACTTGTGCGCGTCGTCGTTTCTGAAGTACTGGTTGCGAGCAACGCTCTCGCCATCCGGACTAACAAACCGCGGATAACGCAGGACCGGCTTCATTCGCCCAGTCTCTTTATCCTCGAACTCGTCTTCGAGCATGAACGAATGAGTGAGTGTTGGAACGATCGGCGCCCGAGTATGCAGCCAGATCGTGACCTCTCCCTTACCTCCCTTGTGCCATGCCTTGAGCCAATCCTTCCCGCCTCCGCCTTCGCTTGTATGCTTGATGAAGCTCGCTATTCCTAGGCCGCCTGCAGATGTCATCCATCCTCCTTGAGAAGCCCGTTAGGCTCCGGTGTTCCGATGCCCTTGAGCCATCACGCGCAACGCATCACAACGCTTGTTCCAAGCTACAACTAACGCTTCGATCGCGCGGAAGGCTCCGTGCATCTCTGCCTTGCGCGCGTTGATAGACCTAACTTCGTCCGGCCAGCTCGCGAGCATCCTGTCCTTGATGTCTTCGAGCGTTGGTGACTTCGATTTTCTCCCCGCCGCCTTATCTGCTTCGAGCGATGCAATCGCCGCCGATCGCAGCACTTCGAGCCTGACTCCTAGATCCGCTGAAAACCGCTCGTCTTCGATCTGTGCCTTACGAGCCAAACAAGTCGCCTCGTACAGACTTCGCGAGCTCCTATCGAGCGCATGCAGCACCGATCCGTACTCGGTAGCGCCATCGCCTAACGAGAGATCGTCAGTCAACCGCTTGAACGTCTTATGCACGTCCATGCTCAACACATCGGTGATGACCAATCCCCACGGCATGGAGAATCGATCCTTACGAGCTGGCTCGACCGGCTCGCTTACTGCAGCTACGGGTGTTGGAGGCTCTTCGGGATCGCCTGCCCAACGCTCCGCGCCTTCGTCTGCAGCTACTGGCGAAGGTGTATCCTCGAGGTTACTCGGAGCAGAAGCCTCGGCGGCTCCGCCCGAAACACGTCGTCGTCGCATCATGCGAACTTAGTTGCGAGTCGAAGCCTCGAAGGACACGCAACCAGCGCCGCAAACGCTTTCTATCTGTTTTAGCGTCTGTTCGGTCACTGCGACCGGATAGCGGCTCAGCTTCAACTCTGCGAGCGACCCAACTCCGAGCGACCCAACTCCGACGAACTTCAACCGCACTGGCCGCTCGCCGCGGCACGACTGCAACACACGCTTCAGTTTCTGCATGTCGACGCTCGCATCGAGCTGACGATCGAGCGTAATCACGAGATGCGCATCAGGATCGTCAGCACGAGCCGCGAAGAGCGGAAGCCCAACCGTGCCTTTGTGCTTCTCAATCAGCTCTCGCTTCTTGCGTATCTTCTTCTCTTGAGTGGTCTCGACCCACCCTTCATCTGGAAACGCGCTCTCGAGTACGCGTGCGGTCGCTGGATAGATCCGCTTGTTCCAGTAGTACTGTCGATTGATTTGCTGCATCGCGCCTTCGTCGCGTGCAGGCACAGCATCGATAGTGTCACCTTCTTCGCTGACTATCAGATACTCGATGCGAGTGCCGGAACGGATCTCTTCGCCGCGCTCTGCCAATACCTTCGCTACACGCACGTGCACAGGCGGAGACGCGACCTTTCGAGCCTGCCCGCACTTCGGGCATTTGGTCGGAGCCCCCGGCTCGATAGACGTTGAGCGAAACTCATACTTGCACTTGGCCTTTGGCTTGCCGCCAGTGCAGACCGCAGTTGTGTATCGCTCCGCGTAGTCGTCTAGGTCCTGAACGCTCTGACTCAATACGATGTCATCGATCGAGAGCTCGCCGTTCAGCACACGATCTTTCCATCCGGCAACGAACTGCCGCACAACTCCGATAGTCGGCACTTCATCGGCCAGAAGCAGGTCTATCAACTCCTTCTGCATCGAGCGAGCGAAGCGCATCGTATCGCCGCGCTTGTATTCGAGCCCTTTGACCTCGATCTTTTTGCCGCCGACTTCCTTGCCCTTGTAGATCGTGAAGCGCCCGATATACCGCTTCGCAGACACGAGCACGATCCGCTTGAAGGACTTCTCAAACTCCAACTTGATGTGACACTCTTGACAGTCGAGACCGTCGAGCATCATCGGCTTCCACGATTCATTGAGCGAGCGGACTACGCCTGCGAACCGGTTGTAGTCACCTGACACAAAGCAGGAGTCTGTGTCGCCGTAGAAGGCGTCTAGGCCTGCTTCCTTGCTCGTGCTCGCAACCTTCTTGATCAGCCAAGCGCCCGTCTGCGTTACAGCCTCCGCAGCAGTCGAGCTGAAGAACCGCGCATATGGACTGCCCATGATCCCGTAAAACGAGTTAGCGACGATCTTGTATGCACCTGACAGTCGCTTGTAGCGCTCCCAATCAGGCGAACCTGGCTCGGCTGCATCCTGCTTGCGTGAGTACGCCGCACGCTCCGCTACAAGGAAGTCGAGAGCACGCGGAAACATGCCTCTGGCCGCCTTCGAGAAGCGCAGCATGTCTGTATAGGGCAATCTGCAGCTACCTTCGGGAGGATCGCTCTGAAGCCGATAGAGAGCCGTCTCCGGGCTTATATTCCAGCTGCGCATGATGCTTGGATACAGCGAGGCGAAGTCGGCAACATGCACGTTCTCGATGATTCCCGTTCGAGTCGGATCCATCACATACGCGCCTGCATACTTCTCTGTCTCTTCGTAGTCTTTTTTCGTCGGCCAGCGATGCCCGTGTATCTCTCCGAGTCGGAGCAAGAAGCCGTCGCCTTGTTGCGACGCATGAAGCGATCGACTGTCAGGGAAGCAGCGAGTGACAGAACACACAGCAACGTGCAGCGCTACGTAACCTGTCTGCCGTTCGATCTTCGGCATGAGGATCGTGTCCTGCTCGTTGTATTCGAGCAGCTTCTGTCTCTCTTCGCCCCCAGCTGCCCATGCCTCCCAAGTGCGCGATGCGGCGAACTCCTTCTTACCTTCGCCTAACACGGCCTGTGCGATAGAGTTCAGCTTGAAGCTAGTCTTCTCTTCCCCGCTCTCGTGCACGTGTGCATGGTACTTCTTGAAGACCTCCATACAGTCGAGCCAGCACCATCGATTCCACAGCGGAGCCATGCCGCCAAGCTTCACGTGGAGCCTGTCAACGCGCTTCGCGAGCACCTTGAAGTCGAAGCCGTCTCCCGACCATGCAAGCAGCACGTCATACCGCCGCGCTACGTTCAGGAAGTCTTCGATCAACGCACTCTCTGCAGCGTCTGTGTCTGATGCAAGCACTCCCGAAGCAACGATGCGCGCTTCGCCGTTGTGTAGCTCCGACGCTGACCAGCACAGGATCCGCGCCTTGCCATGCTCGACCGCATCGACGAACTTGCAGCGGCTGTCGGTCTCCAAGTCGAACCACAAACAGCGAGGACTAGTTGAGACCGTCGCCGTGCCATGGTCGCTCATGAACCGCCGCAGTGGCATCACGTCGGCTTCGAGGATCGCCGACTCCATATCACCTGCGGCGCGCGCGCCTTGAACCGCTTGGTTGAGCTTCCAAACAAGGTCCTTACGCGCCCACCTGTTTGCGAAGTCAACCCTTGTGTACTTGCCACTGACTGAGAGCCCAATCACCTCCCGGGCTCTCTGCAGCGTGAGTCGATCATCGTCGCCGAGACCAACGAAAAATGCGGACCACTTGGCCCGCATCCTTCGCACTTTCACGTCCTGCTCTACCCTCTCGACAAGGTAGACGTGATTGTCATCCGACCAGCCTGATACGAGTTCCACACAAACACTATTCCGCCGCGTCGGCTGCTCGGACAAAGCGAACTGTCAGGCCCTCCAATTCCTTCTTGTCGTTGACGCGCAACCCGACCCGTAGGAACACGCCATCTGCAACTTCGAGCTCTCCGTACGCACTCGCCGTATGCGACTTGAACACGCCCGCGGCTTCGATGAGCTCGCCGTCCGAGTCTGCATCATGGAACTTCACGACCTGGTTACGAGCACCGATCTTCCCGATGAGCGTGATCTTCTCGCCCTTCTCTTCGGGAGGTGCTGGCTTCTTCGTCGCAGCTGTCGGAGCCGTCGCGCCTGATACACGTGCAGCGATCTGCTTCGTCGTCGCTCCGCCGCGTGCAGCTGACATCAGCTCCGCCTTCGTATCGCCATCTGACACAGCCGCGATCATGCGAAGCTTCGCGTAGCCGATCTGCCCGTAGTCTTCGCGAGTGTGCTTCTCGACAATCGCGATCAACTG